AAGTCGAAGACAAGTACCGGCCATGCATCATGCTGGATTCAAAGTACGCTTACTTTGTTGCTGACACGCTCGAGGCGGCGAAAGAACATGTCTTGGTAATGCTTGCCGCAAACAAACTGGAGGGCGCATGAGATGGGATAGCACATACAAAGGCATCAAGAACTACCTCAATTGGCACGACCTGCTGGATGACGAGGAGCAACTGCTTGGCTACGTCAGGGAGAACACCGCCAACGGCGAGTTCATCGCCATGATCAACGAGGGTGGTATGCCCAATGAAAAGTTCGACAACCTCGAAGACGCCAAGGCTCACATCGTTGCGTACTACGTGACGCAGAAACTGGAGGACACATGAAAAAACTAACGTGGCGTGGGCAGGACTGCGTGGTGGTAAGCCCGATAGTAACTATGCGATGTCATGGTTGCTTGTTCGTCAACGCCGAGGACGATGAATGTCCGCACACCGACGAATCCGTTCCAATGAGCTGCGATTCAGATAACGACGTCATCTTCATCGAAGACACACCAGAGGCGCTGGCTGCTTATGCCGCGCAGAAACTGGAGGGCACATGAGAACCAAGATCAGGGTGGATAACAAGTGGTACAGGCCAGTGCCTTGGCATGTCGATGGCGAATGTGACGGCTGCGTGTTCGATGGCAAAGATTGCATCAACGATTCGAGCAGCAAGTTCGCCGGCCTATGCGACGACGGCTGCGAGTTCTCCGGGATGATCTTCATCCGCAACACCAAAGAACACTTCGCTGAGTACGTGGCCAAGAAACTAGAAGGACCTGAGGAGGACGACGATGAAGTTTGACTGGATGAACTGCGGCTCAGGGTACTACCGGTGTTCCACCACCAAGCCGGTGCAGATCAAGTCATTCACCCAAGGCCTATACAAGGTCCAAGACATGGGCTACGTCATGCCGAAAGATGGTCGGTACATGGCATGCGTATACGGAAGCGTCAACCCGACCATACCGGGCGAGTACTTCGACAACATCGATGAGGCCAAGGCCTATGTCGAGGAGCATGCCCTTGCTGGCATAGCGATCAACAAATTAACGAGGTGACCGAGGAGAGATTATGTACACGATTGAAGAAATGAAGGCTACCCAAGCAAACGCAGGCAAGCCCGGGTTCAATGAGTATGGCGTGCCACTTCACGCATGCAACGGCTACCGCCACGACGAACACTACTGGGAACACATCCGAACAGTCGTGAAGAACCACTCCGCGCACTACTGGGCCTACATCCGAGCGATCAACAAGCTAACACGTTGACGTGTGGCGGTGTAAGCCTCACGTAAGGCACATACACACAATACGGCTTAGGCCACAACAAGAATTCAGGCTACCCCATCGTTCCAGCGTCACGCTTGGGGGCAGGCATCCAGACGCAACACAACCATTCTTCAACACACAAGGAAACACCATGCGTTACAGCAACATCAAAACATCCGTGCTCTCTCAGTTCCAAGTCGACGGCGGCAATGCCGTCGTGCCCTTCATCCTCGGCGCTCCCGGCGGTGGCAAATCAGCCTGTGCTCGTGACATTGTCCAGTCCCTCGGCATCGAGAACGTGGTCGAGTTCACCGCGTCACTGCGTGACCCTGTCGACGTGCTGGGTGTGCCGGATATCTCCGGCGAGTACACACGCTGGGTTCCACCTGCAGAGTTCTACCAACTGCGCGAGGGTACTGGGCGCTCAGCACTCATTCTGGAGGAGTTGTCCGATGCACCTGTGCCCATGCAGAACGCGCTGTGCGGCGTCATCTACGACCGCCGTGCTGGCAACCTCAAGTTGTCTGACGAGCTGTTCATCATCGCCACGGGCAACCGCACCGAGGACAAGTCCGGGGCCAACCGCATCACATCCAAGCTGGCCAACCGCACACGGCGCTTCGACTTCCAAGAGAACATCGACGACTGGACCGAGTGGGCGCTGGACAAGGACATTGACCCTGTGCTGATTCAGTTCCTGCGCTTCCGTCCCGGCTTGCTGTCTGACTTCTCTGCTGACCGCTTCGCCAATCCCACGCCACGTGCATGGGAGCGCGTCAACCTGATCCCCAAGGCGCTCGACAACGGCCTGTTCTTCGACAACTGTGCTGGTGAGGTCGGTGAGGGTGCAGCTGCTGAGTACACAGGCTTCAAGCGTATCTACGAATCGCTGCCTGACGTTGACTCCATCTTGCTCGACCCAGCCAATGCCGACGTGCCTCAAGACCCTGCAACGCTGTACGCCCTGACCGGCGCGCTGGCTCGCAAGTCCACCAAGGACAACTTCGACCGCGTGTCCAAGTACCTGTCACGCATGTCGCCAGAGTTCAATGTCATGGCCACCAAGGACGCGATCAAGTTGCAACCAGCCGTGAAGCATTCAAGAGCCTTCGTGGAATGGGCGTCCAAACATGCCGAGGTATTGATGTAAAACTCTGCTACAATGTGCTGACATTTTAGGAGTTCCTATGAAGAAGCGCATTGATATGACCGGCATGCAGTTCGGCAGGCTCACAGTTCTTTCCCATGCGGGAAAAGATAAACACGGCAACGCGTTGTGGGTCTGTCGCTGCGAGTGCGGTACAGAGAAAACATCCAATGGAGCAATGCTCCGCCAAGGCAAGGCAGTAAGTTGCGGCTGTTTGCATAGCGAGATCACATCCAAGCGCATGAAAGTGGAAGCTGTAAAGCACGGCATGCACAACACGCCAACCTACTACTCATGGCAGAACATGATGACCAGATGCAACAACCCCAACTTCAAGCAGTACAAAGACTACGGAGGTAGGGGCATCAAGGTGTGCGAACGATGGCACGAGTTTGCCAAGTTCTACGAAGACATGGGAACGAAACCAGAAGACGCATCACTAGATCGCAAAGACAACGAGGGTGACTACACACCTGATAACTGTCGGTGGGCTACTCAAGAGGAGCAACTGTACAACCGAAGATCAACCATTGAATGGGGCGGCAAGACGCTGCTCGAATGGCACAAGGAAACTGGCATGAACTACTACACCATGTATTCTCGAATCAAACGCTATGGCAACTTGTTCCCACCCCAACTAGAGGGTCTTGGCCGTGCAAAGGCCACGCACTTTAAGTAACCCATGAGCCGCATCTACTCCAACTACAGATGGGAGAAACCCGGTCGCAAGGGTGACCGGTATCTCTACAAACGCGACTGGGTGATTACGTTCCACAGCGGCATCGAGGCTCGACGAGAAGAGCAGGTCATAGCTACCGTCACCTACGACGACAACTCCAAGTCACCGCACTGGGGCAAGTGGCACGTCAACATCGGCGCTCAGACCCCTGAGCTCTACGCACTGGCAGTGTCGGACATACCCAAGTTCAGCAGCAAGGACGACGCCATCGCATGGACCACAGCAATGGTGAGGCTAAGCATATGAAGATCACAGACCTCAAATGGACGACCAACAACGACGGCGAGACGTGGACGCTAACCGGATACGTCAACCCGACGTCAGACAGTCGGTCCTTCACTACTACCCGCAGGCTGTTTGAAATCCAATACCTTGGGCGCACGAGAGTCGCCTTCGGTGGTGGACACGAACGCTGGCAGGTCTACGACCGCCGCTACTGGGTTGACGACCCACACGACCCGCCCGAGTTCAGTGACCTCGATGTGGCCAAGGCTTGGGTGGAGGTTGTAGTAAGGATTGACCAATGAAATACGTCTGGGAAACCGAGGCGCTGCCTCGCCACATCGAAGATGACGGCAAGACTGTATGGCAGGAACACTGGCACCTCAAGCAGTGTCTGTCTAAAAACGATGGCTCCGTCTTCGACTACAAGATCACTGTATGTTGGGTAACCAAGATCGGTGATCGCAAGTGGGCATGCCACTTCGTCAACAGCAAGGGTGAGGGTGGAACATTCCGATCCCTCAAAGCAGCCAAGGCATACGCCACGGCAATCATCACACTGGAGCAATGACATGGCAACACCAAAGAAAGTCGAGCTTGGAGAACCAACCCAGCTTCGCAGAGCAACTGTTCATGAGATCGCAGACAAGCTCAAGGATGCGTTTGTAGTCGTGGCCACCGAACGGGCTGACCGCACAGAAGCGGAGGCTGTCGTTGGTGAAATCATCCGTGACCTTGAGGTACAGAAGCGCGAAGTCACCATGAAACTGCTAGGCCTCGACAATCGTTGGGGTAAGTGGGAGGTCGACCACTGCAATGGGAGAACATCCCCAACCACTGACTACCTTGCAAGTGAAGGGCGTGATTTGGTTAAGGCGTGGGTTAACGAGGCGGTCAAGGAAGTCTTCACCGCCGACGCCAAGGACAAGTTTATGAAGGAGTGCAAGAAGGCGATACTCAACGAGCTCAAAAACGTTAGCGGCAGTTACAAGACTCGCGAGTACGTAGAGTCTTTGGTGTCAGACATACGCACGGCACTGGTAAACGAAGCAGCCAAAGAACTACGAGCTGAGCTCGGATTACTCAACTAAAGGAGCAATGACATGACACACACCAAACTCTCAGACAAGGCAGTCCTCGTCAAGCTGACACTTCGACGTGCAGCACTCACCAAGCGGGACCATGGACTTACAGCAACCTTACAACAGCAGGAGAACGACACCAGCCTCACTGTGCTGACCAAGCTGTTCCGCAACAAAGAGTCGGCCATCAACCAGATCATGGCCAAGTACGGCGAGGTCTACGCGTACCACAAGAAGCACACCCTGCCCTACGTTGACGCTGGCCCACGCATCCTGCCAAACGAGATGTACTTCGAGTACACACAGGAGATGAAGCATCGCATCGCTTCGGTGGACGTTCTGCTCGACACATACATGCCCATGTATGACCAGCTTGTGCTGGACGACGTGACGTACCGCAACAGCGGCAGTGCAGCTGGCCGAGCCAGCGTGGATGAGTACCCCACTGCTGAGAACTTCCGGTTGTCCATGTCTGCCGAGTTGCGCTTCCAGCCCATGCCCGATGCGTCGCACTTCCTGTTCGACCTGAGCGAGGACGACGTTGCATCCTTCAAGCGTGCCGAGGAAGAAGCCGCAGCTGCTGCCAACTCCGATGCAATCAACCGCATGCTCAAACCAATGGCAGCTCTTGTGACCAAGCTCAAGGACTACCAAGGCGGCCAGAAGGAACGCTTCCACAACAGCCTCATCGACAACGTGATCGAAGGGTGCGACATGGCCAAGCGACTGGCGATCAACCCCACGCCTGAGCTGCTGGCTGAGATCGAGGGCATCAAGTCACTGGCTGGCTCCATTCTCGACACGGTCGAGGTGGTCAAGGGTTCTGCCAATGCACGAGCCAAGGCCAAGGCAGACCTCGATGCTGTGGCTAACAAACTGGCCGGGTTCTACTGAAAGACAACCATGAAAATCAAAACAAGTGAACTGACAGGTGCCGCCCTTGATTGGGCGGTGGCGAAGTGCGAGGGAGGGGCTATCCGTACAGAGCACGGGGTATTCCTCAACCAAGGCGATGGGTACGACTACTACACCCCATCAACCGACTGGGCACAAGGCGGGCCGATCATTGAGCGTGAAAGCATGGGCATCTGGATGTACCAATGGAACGAGCAAGGCGAGGCCGAGCAGGGCTGGTATGCCGAGGATAAGGATGGCGACCATGTGCAGACAGGGCCGACACCCCTGATCGCCGCCATGCGGTGCTATGTTGCCAGTAAGCTGGGCGATGAAGTCGATGTGCCGGAGGAGCTGACATGACCTACACACTCTGGCGCTACTGCCCACGAACAGGGTTCCGCGAGACGCTCAACTTCGACGGGCCACTTAACAACAAACCAAAAGGATGGAGGATCGCCAGATGAACTTCTCTGACCTCGAGTACATCCTGATGGTCGCAGTAGCTGTGCTGCTGTGGCGTAACTCAGACGTCAAGCGCTGGGGTGAGCGTGAAGAACGCAGAGCCAACAAGTACGCCAACTGGCTGGTTGGCGTGTACGAAAACAAAGGGAAGATCGTCCTCAAGGACGACTCCTACTACTTCGAGGAGAAGACATGAACAGCAATGAACGGGGCCGTATCACCGGCATGCCGGGCACCACAACGACTGTGATGCTGCACCCACAACGACTGGGTGCAAGGATGCGTAACAGCATCATCCGGCAACTGGAAAATCGAGCCATCACTGGCGACTGGCAGTCTAAGTCAGCTCAGCTTGCCACGGCATTGGCTGCCAAGTACGGGCTGCGGGTCAGCAACAACCACTGGACCGGCATGCGAGTCCTCGGCATCACCGAGGGCGCTGGGCCACTGGTGGCTGAGATTGTGCGAGCCGACTACACCGCTTGGATACTGGAGAGCCCCGGCTATAGTTCCAACCACTACTACAAAGACCGTGCGACGCAATCAATTGCCGACGCCAACGAACTCAACCCGGACTTCTTCGTCAGCTTGTTCGACAAAGAGTCCATCCGTAAGGTTACAGAAATCTTGGCGGATCATACTTCGCAGGAACTCAAAGACAAAGCGAAGCACGTGGCCGACCTGCTCAGAGGCACTGAGCCAATCGAAATCACAACTTTTCAGGAGTAAGACGTGACAGCAGCAACATATGTGTGGGGAATTTTCGGGTTCATTGGGGCGTTTCAGATTGCCGAAGGTAACAACGCGGCGGCGTTTATCTGCGGTTCAATTTCCTTCGTCGCCCTTATCGTCGCACTCTCACAAACCAAGGAGTAAATCATGGCAGTAACCAAACTCGATCGTGCCAAGGTAGCTATCGTTACCCAGCATCCGTTCTTCGCATCCATCCTCATGAAGCGCAAGCTCATCGAGGACAACACCATCCCTACTGCAGCTGTCGATCAGCGCGGTCAGATTTACTACAACAAGGACTTCGTCGAGAAGCTGTCTGTTGACGAGCTTGTGTTCCTGCTGTGCCACGAGGTCGGCCACGTTATCGGTCAGCATGCGCTGCGCCGTGGTGCTCGCCAGCCCAAGAAGTGGAACATCGCCGGTGACGCATGGATCAACGACATGCTCAAGGATGCAGGCATCGGCTCTGTCATCGAAGGCTGTGTCAACATGCCCGGCTCCAAGGACGAGACAGTCGACGTCATCTACAACAAGCTGCCCGACATGCCTAACGGTGGCGGTAGCGGTAGCCCCGGCGGTACAGGTGATGACCTGATCGAGCGCGGTGGCCCTGTGTCTGACGAAGAGGCCACGCGTATCGACGCCGAGACCCGTGTCGAGATCGCCCAAGCTGCCCAAGCTGCTAAGGCTCAGGGCAAGATGCCCGGCTCACTGGCCAAGATCGTCGCTGACCTGATCGAGCCTGACACCCCATGGCACGAGATTCTCGAGCGCTACATGACCTCGTTCACTCGCGGTGACTACACATGGGCACGCCCCAACCGTCGCTTCGCCAACGCATACCTGCCCTCTACCGGCAAGGCTGCCGAGATGGGTGAGATCGTCATTCAGGTCGACGTGTCTGGTTCTATCAGCAAGCTCGAGCTCGACCACTACAACGGCCACATGCAACGCATCGTGTCCATGTGCAACCCATCCCGCGTTCACGTCATGTACGTCGACACTGGCGTGGCCAAGTATGATGTGTTCGAGCAGGGCGAAGAAGTAGCACTCACTTTCTACTGCGGCGGCGGCACTGACATGGAAGCCGGCTTCGACTTCATCGCCAAGGAAGGAATCAACCCCGAGGTGTTCGTCTGCTTGACAGACGGATATTTTGATTGTAATATTGCAAATGCGCCTGACTATCCAGTCGTTTGGTGCATTTCAAGCGACATCACTCCGGCCTACGGGGACACCATTCACTTTACCTTGGAGACTGCCTGATGGGTATATTTGTTGACCATACCAATAGCAGGTTTGGAAAGCTTGTAGTCGAGTCGTATTTAGGTAGTCAAACTTGGCTGTGCAATTGCGATTGCGGTTCTTCTACCAAAGTCAAATCCGGGCATCTTGTTAGCGGCAATACTAAGTCATGCGGTTGTAGGAAGCGGTCTGTACTAGGCGAGTCTACAACTCGTCATGGCATGGCCGGAACTCGCGTACATAGAATATGGAAAGCCATGCTGTCTAGGTGCAACAACAGAAACCACCCTAGGTTCGCTGACTATGGAGGTAGGGGCATCAAGGTGTGCGAACGCTGGCACGACTTTGCTAAGTTCTATGAGGACATGGGTGACCCACCACATAAAGCCAGCATTGATCGCAAAGACAACGACGGCGACTACACGCTACACAACTGTCGGTGGTCCAGCACTACTGAACAAAACAACAACCGAAGAAACAGCATATATGTTGACGGTGTGCCGCTTAAGCAGTGGGCAGCAGATAACAGTCTGCCATACTCTACGGCGTACTACCGGTACAAACTCACCCTTAACTTGGAGCAATCAAATGGCTGACTCTCTCGACAAAGCAATCACCAACCTCGAAACAAAGTTCAACGCAGTGCTCGAGCAATGCTACGAAGCACTGGCCGCTGACGCACCACAGGAGAAGCGCGATGCCCTCAGAGAAGCGATCGAAGGCTTCATCGAAACATCCAGCAGTAGCTGAGCGTTCGTCCACAGTAGGCGTTCAGGTAGTCCATAACGGGACCGGGTGGCATATCAACGTGTCACTCGACGGAACTCCTTGGCAGCATCTGGGGCCATTCGAGGAGAGGGTCACTCTCCCACAAGCCCTGCAACTTATAGCAACAACCATTCAACTCGAAGGAATCTAATCATGGCAACCGTGTACGTTACCAAAGAACTCAAGGACCGCGTCCGCAACAACATCAACACCATGCGTGTGGCAGAAATCAACAGCGACCTGCCCGGGTATGACAGAGAGCACCTCATCAACGCCTCGCACATCTACCACCTCGGGTGCTGGGGCAAGGAGCACATGCACCTGCTCAATGTCATCCCCAAAGACTGGCTGGCATGCAACGAATCCGTGAACACCCACGTGGCGGCCCCGCACACTGATGCCAACGGCAACAGCGGCGAACTTGTGTTCAGCATCAAGTTCCGCAACAAGGACAGTTTCTACAACCGCCCATCGACTGACTACTGGAACCGCGTTAATTCAAGGGTTACGTTGGAAGAAGTGACTGCACTGCCAGAAGAGACACCGGGCCGCGCCGAGGTTCTTCGGCGGTACGAAGACGAGAAAGTTTTGATTGGCATCAACAGCCGCTGGGAGACAGTGCAGACCAACATCATGGAGTTCCTCGACAAGTGCAAGTCGCTCAACGAGGCAGTCAAGCTGTTCCCTACGATCACCATGTACCTGCACCAAGACGACATTGCTCGCCTCAATCGCAAGGTTGAGCGCACCGCACAGCGCAAAGCTATCGTGTTAGATGTTGACGTTGAGGGCATTACAGCAGCGGCCATCGCCGCCAAGCTGAGTGCGTCGCTGTGAGCCTTGCAGACCAGATAGTCGCGATGGAAGAAGAGCTCCAAAGAGCATTGGAAGATGCCCGCATGTACGAGCGGACGTGCAATATTCTGGAAGACCAAAACGAAGACCTGTCCGATGAGCTAATAGACGCTTGTGACTTCATTGATTTCGTTGACAAGACCAACCCCGAGCTGCGTGTTGCGTATAACGCAGCCAAAGCATTGGAAGGAAACAAAAATGGCTGACAAGATCACCTACCCCACGATTCCCGTGGGTCACCCCGACTACAAGTGGACGTCAGGCGCTGACGTACAGGCTACATGGAGACGCTTCGGCTGGGTGCCGCCGTTCGGCAACAAGTTCGAGCCCATACCTCCTAAGGAGGTAGAGGTTGTGCAAGCCACACGTAAGTATTGGAGAGTCAAATGACACCCATGGAAAGATTCAAGGCACTGACCGCAAGACAGCGCGACGAGATACTGGATAAGCACCGCCAGTTCAACACAGAGCACCTCAACTGGTGGGATAGCACATACGACGACTTCAAGAGCGACATGGACGCCATCGGTATCGACGTTGACAGGATGTACTTCAGCGGCTTCTCATCGCAAGGTGACGGTGCATGCTTCGAGGGTAATGTCGACGACTGGCCCAAGTTCTTAGAGTCGGTGGGGTACACGTGCCCAGCACTCACTGCACTGGCGGCAGAGTCGTGGGGTTTGAGCGTCGTCCACCGAGGCCACTACTACCACGAGAACTGCACGCACTTCACGTCTGACATGGTGAGCCCAGACGACTACAGCGAGTCCGAGATGGATGAGTTCGTGTACGCCCATAGTCCATACAAAACAGACATTCAGAACGCAGCGTTCGTGGCCATCCTCAAAGGATACAACTTCGGCGCACTGGAAGACGAGTTCGAGGAAGCCTTCAAGGACCACATGCGCAAGCTGTACCGATCACTCGAAGCTGAGTACGACCACCAAACATCCGACGAGTCCGTGCTGGAAGCACTGGCCGCCAACGACATGCTTACTGAAATCATTGATGAACTGGAGAGCGAACATGCCTGACCTGAAAAGCGAACTGATGAAACTGCCCAACCTGTCCAACCTGTCCAACCTGTCCAACCTGTCCTTTGACGACCCCGGAGAACCTGACATGCAAACAACAATCATCGCCGCCCACCCCAACACACTCGGGGTTTCCGAGACATTCTTCAACATCATCCGCGACAACCCGGGCCTGCACCGCAGCCAGCTGATTGATCTGGCCCACAAAGCCGGCGTCACAAGGTCGTCGTCATCATCACTGCTGGGGCAGTTCACCAAGCGTGGCCTCATCACTACCGTTGACCACGGCACCGGCCTAGTGTTCACTGCTATCGGCTTGGAGTACACCAAGGGTTACGTCCACAAGCCCAAAGCCAAAGCAGCCAAGGTCAAGCGTGTTGCCAAAGAGACACCTGCCACGCAGTCAATGCCGGACAATCCTATCAGGGTCATAGGGACTGTGCCAGAGCTGCTGAACGCCCTGTCCATTGTGCAAGCTCGTGAGCTGTACGACGCACTGAAGAAAATCTTTGGGGCATGAACATGTACCTCAACTCAGTACCAAGCCCAGTCGAAGGCCCCGACTCATTCAACGTCCGCAGACTGCAGGAATTCTGGCACGTGACCAACAACAACTTCAACATGATTCAAGCCGAGCTCAACGTAATGAGACTCGAGCTGAGCACGGCCCGGCACGTCAACAAAGAACTCACCCAGCTCCTCAACTGGATTGCAACAACCAACCCGCAAATACTTCATGAATTCCAAACCACCGCGCATGCCTTCGACAAACTCGTTCCGCGAAACTCAGGAGACGACGACGTCCCGTGTTCAGCCGCTTAAGTCCTGTGACCGATGCAAGACTGAAGCTGACCCAATGGGTGGCGTCGATATGCGCGGCAAGTGGTACTGTGCCAAGTGTTGGATCAAGTTCCTGAACACCAAGTAACATGAGAAAAAGATCAAAGTACAGACCCAAGCACGTGCTGCTCAACCCCATGGGATTCGTCATGGAGAACTTGTCACCCGTACGGTCGCACACAGCGTTCATGCTGGACTTGAAGATCAAGAACCACGCAGCGCTGGAAGCCCTGACCAAGGGCAACGCGACACGGGCTGACATCGACACGCTGATTGCCATGGGCAACATCACGGAAGCCTTTGCTCGCTTGGGTTTCGGTAAAGACTACAGCGATGTGGTCAATCGAGGACTGCAATCTCTGCGCTCCGTTGGTGCTCGTGGTGCTGAGTCTGGCCGATTCATTTTAAAGGCCGCTGAGATGTCCGCGCTCAACGAGTTCATGGAACTGCATGATGCACAAATAGAGGTAGTGACCTTGAAGGATATGGACGCTGCCATTGCATTGGTCCGTGAAGAGTTTCGCTTAAAGAAGATGTCACCTATTACGGAGAAATTATGAAGGGCCGAAGATTTCCTGTGTTCTTGGCTGTAGCATTGTCCGTGTGGGCTTCACTTGCCTACGCTGTCTTTGCTCATGCACCAAGGACACACAACCCGACGGACTGCCGAGAGCTGGCGCAGCCCGACCAAGACAACTGTAAGACAAGGAGGAAACTGTGAACAGCAGAACCAAACAGACGCTTGCCCTCGTAGCCATCGCGCTACTGGCCGCATGCGAAAAGGCCCCCACCCCTGAGGTGGCCACGTACAAAGAGTACACCGACATCGAGCGCAAAAACGTCACGGTGCAGGTCGTGTTCTTGGATGAGCCTACCCGCTACTGCGAAACGGTTGTCGGCACGCTGCGCAACGAGAAGTCCGAATACTTGGGCTGCTCGACATACATCAAGTCCAAGAACAAATGCGACATCGTGATGCGCAAGCCAACCAACTTTAACGACGACCTTCACATGGAAGTGTTGGGCCACGAACTGATGCACTGCTTAGGAGCCAACCATGAGTAATGGAGAGCCGAACCACAAACTGACCAGTGATCGTTTCGCTGTGGTGGACGTCAATAACAAGTGGCTGGACGCCAAAAAGTTTTCGCCGCCGAGAGGCGCGAAGATGATGATGATCGACAGAAGGCTGGGCGTCGCTGTCCTTGGTGTGTGGCGCGACGCAGACGGCTGGACACACTGGTGCCCCCTGCCAACATTTGACCGAGATGGCGAATGACAAGGCGCTTCGCTTCACATGAGATCAGAGCACTGCTGCGGGCCAACCCCGACGGCCTGACACTGAAACAAATTGTGGACGAGTTTCCACAAAGAACACTGGTCAATGTGCGCAGGTCACTCAAGGCTCTGCCAGACGCATACATTGACCGCTGGGAGTCAGCTCCACGTAAGGCCTACAAGGCAATATGGTGCGTTGTTATCCCGCCAGAAGATTGTCCACACCCAACCAAAGGAAAAGTAAGATGACTGTGAAGAAGACCAAACCCGTGAGCGCCGACGTGCTCAACCACCCGTTGTACCCCATATTCATTGCCGCCATCGAGCAAGCCATGTATGGCAAGGGCGAACGCCACGGCGGTGCGCATACACCGTTCATGGACCAGCCATGGGCCCACTACATCCGCATGCACGGCAGAGGATTTGCCACCGGCCAAGCCGCCAAAAAGCTGGAGGAAGCTGCAAGCACCCGTGATGGCGTGGCCTTCGAGACTGAGGTCTTCGGTGCGCTGGTGTACATCGGCATGTCCGTCCTCGCAGAGCGCGGTGAAATCTGATGTTCGAAAACATAATGCACGCCTTGATAGGCAACAGCCAGAACCCGCTTCTAAACGCCGCGAACGGTACGGCCAGCATGGGCTCCGCAATTGGTTCGTCGTACAACAGCCCCGGCACAACAGCCACGGCGGCTATCGCTCAGCAGATTCTGAAGAAGGAGTCGGCCCCATCGTCCAGAAAAATCTTCCATGGCACAGTGGAAGTCTTGCAGGTGGCCAACGGCTACATCGTCAACATCGGACGCAAAGAGGGCTATGCGTACGACACGTACATAGCCGAGACAATTCCTGAGGTGAACGAGCGCATCGCCGCCGCCATCGTCGCATTCCAACTGGAGGGAACATGAGTATCAAGCAAGCAATTCGCAAGTGGCTGATGTCCGACGACAGCAGCGCAGTAAGCCTAGAAGCACCCCGCAGACTGGACGTTAGTGACGATCAGTCCGATCAGACATCCTTTACCATTCTCAAAGCCGAGAACGGTCGCATCATCAAGGTGTCATCGTACAAGCCAAATCCGCGTGGCCCTGACTGGACGCATGAATTACACATCGTCAAGGACGACGAGAAAATCCCGGACGTGATCGCTCGCATCATGGCCATCAAAGCACTGGAGAACTGATGATTGACTTTGACATCTACCAACTGCGCGCCATGCGCACCGCAAAACCAATGGAGCCGCAAGACGACCTCATGCACGCCGCTTACGGCGTTGCCGGGGAAGCCGGTGAGTTCGCTGACTGCGTGAAGAAGAACCAAGTCTATGGGCGTGAGCTCGACCGTGAGAACGCAATCGAAGAACTCGGTGACCTGCTGTGGTACGTGGCCTTGGGCTGCAGAGCCCTGAACGCGACCATGTCCGAAGTCGCTCAGCAAAACCTCGAAAAGCTCAAGGCGAGATACCCGGAAAAATACACCGACGAACTGGCCGCTGAACGAAAGGACAAGGCTGTCTGATGACACCCATCTACATCGACTTCGAGACGTTCTGGAGCACAACACATACGCTCTCAAGAATGTCTCCGACGGAGTACGTCACACACCCGGACACTGAGATCATCTCGGCGGCCATCAAGGTGGGCAACTCCCCCACGTACGTTCTGTTCGGCGAGCAGAATATCAGAGAGCATCTCCAGTCGCTCGACTGGTCTGATGCCATGGCCGTCGGCCACAACATGTCCGGATTTGACTCGATGATCCTTGCATGGCGCATGGGTGTGAACCCCAAGATGTACGGCTGCACTGCGGCCATGGCACGCTCCAAGTATTCCAAGACGGGCACCAAGGTGAGCGGCAAGTTCCTGACCGGCGTGTCCCTCAAGAAGCTGGCTGTCGAACTCGACGTCGGCGCGAAGCTGGACCTCGAAGCCACGAACACCAAGGGCAAGCACCTGTGCGACTTCAGCGAAGACGAGCTGGCTCAGATGGAGGACTACAACAAAGTCGACACTGACCTGTGCGCTGCCATCTTCAGAAAGCTGGTCCCGGACTTCCCCAAGTCTGAGTTGCTGCAGATCGACATGACAACGCGCATGCTGGTCGAGCCCAAGTTCTTGCTCAACTACGCGATGGTGGACAAGGCACTGGAAGACGTCAAGGAAGAAAAGCAGCGCTCACTGCTGGAGCTGGCCAACACCTTGGGTATCGCCGAATACGCAGCCAACACACTCGAGCATGGCACAACCATCGAGGAGCAGGTTCGCACTGAGCTGGCCTCGTCCGCCAAGTTCTCTGAGTTGCTCAAGCGCCTCGGCGTTGACGCTCCCATGAAGGTGTCGCCCACCAACCCGCAGAAGATGGTTCCCGCACTGGCCAAGACTGACGACGGCTTCATCAAGCTGCAAGACCACCCGAATCCTGTGGTGGCCGCTGCTGCAAGGGCCAGACTGGAAGTCAAGTCCACGCTGTTGGAGACACGGTTGCAAGCGTTCCTGCGTGCCGCTGATGCCTGCGACGGCAAGATTCCTGTGCCGCTCAAGTATGCTGGTGCTGACACCACTGGCCGCTGGTCCGGCGAGCAGTACAACATGCAGAACCTGCCACGCATCGACCCCAAGAAGCCCAAGCCATCCGACGCCCTGCGCATGTCGCTGAAGGCACCCAAGGGCCACAAGGTGATCGTTGCTGACTTGTCCGGCATTGAGCTGCGCGTCAACATGTTCCTGTGGAGAGTCCCCTATGCGATGGAGTTATTTGAGGCCAGCCCAGATAAGGCTGACCTGTACAAGTACTTTGCTGCGCACGACCTGTACAACATTACAGAGGCAGAAGTCGACAAGAACCAACGTCAGGTTGGCAAGGTTGCACACTTGGGACTTGGCTTCGGTGCGGGTGGCGCTACGTTCCAAAAGGTTGCCAAGCTCATGGGCGGCATCGACCTGACACTGGACGAGTCAACCAGCGTGGTGAACAAGTACCGCGATGCCCATGGTGAGATCGTCAACGGCTGGCGTCAATTCCAGAACAACCTGACCAACATCCGCCAAGGCATATCGGCATCCATCGACCCGTGGGGTATGTGCCAAGTCGAGCATGAGGCCGTGCGCCTGCCATCCGGTCGTCGCATCCACTACCCGTCGCTGGTCAAAGAGATCGACAACGGCAAGTCCGAATGGTGGTACGGCAACGGTCGCTCACGGGCTCGCATCTACGCCGGGAAGGGCGTTGAGAACTTGGTGCAAGCCCTTGCACGAGACGTCATTGCTGAGCATGGCGTTCGGTTCTTCAAGGACACCGGCCTGCGCCCATCACTTGCTGTGCATGACGAATTGGTTTTCATCGTCCCGGAGCGTTCCGCACAGGAGCATCTGGATCACCTGCAAGGAATCATGCGGCGCGGCGTGTCGTGGTGGCCCGAGTTGGTGACGTGGTCTGAGGGTGATATAGGAGATTCGTACGGCGAATGCAAATAATGTTGACAGCACTCACCAAGCTGTTACCATAGAGGTTCAGAACAAAGCCCCCGACCATCAAATGATGCCTCGGGGGCGCAACCGCATTGGAGCAACATGGCAAACCCCGCATGGACGTACTCGCAATTAGATACGTTCGAGACTTGCCCCCGCAAGTTCTACCACCTGAAGGTCAAGCGCGACATCGTCGAGCCGCCTACAGTCCACACAGAGTGGGGCACCAAAGTCCACACTGCGTTTGAAGAGTTCGTCAAAGACGGCGTCATGCTCCCAGAGGGCATGGAGCAGTGGCAGACGTTGGCATACAAGCTGGCCAAGCTGCCCGGTGCGAAGCTGTGCGAACAGGCCTACGCTCTCGACCGCAACTTCCAGCCAACGGCATGGAAAGGCGCATGGACAAGGGGCATCGCCGACTTGGTTGTTATCCACGGTGACAAGGCCGTCGTTGCAGACTACAAGACCGGCAAGCGCAAGCCAACCGAGCAGCTTGACCTCTACGCCAACTACGTGTTTGCCCACCACCCAGAGGTCAACAAAGTTACAACGGGCTTCATCTGGCTCAAGGAAAAGAAGATCGACTGGAAGCCGCGTGAACGCACTGATGTGCCGATCATCTGGCAGAACTTTGTACCCCGCGTGAACAAGCTGGAGTCAGCATACGAACGTGATCGCTGGCCAGCAAAGACGTCAGGTCTGTGCAAGGCTTGGTGCCCAGTATTGAGCTGCGAATTCAACGGGAGGAAGAATGGCTAGTACCCCAGAAGGCAAGGTCAAAGACGCTTGCAAGAAATACCTCAAGTCCGTCGGTGCTTGGTTCTTTATGCCTGTGTCCAACGGCATGGGGCAGGTCGGCATCCCTGACATCATCTGCTGCTACCGTGGGTTGTTCGTGGCCATTGAAACCAAGGCTCCGGGCAAGCGAGCGAACACCACGCCCAACCAAGATCGAGTCATCGAAGCCATACAAAAAGCTGAAGGCTTTGTTTGGGTAGTGGACAATCCTGATGACATGAAAACCCTGTTCAATTCAATTGACGTCTACTTAAAAATGGAGAGATCAAATGCCCAAGTCGACACCGCGCAAACTTGAATACCAGAAAGCCTACAACGCTCGCCCTGAAGAAGTGGCCAAGCGCGTGAAGAACAACGCAGCACGGCGCGAAGCCATCAAAGATGGCAAGGCCCGAGTCGGTGACGGCAAGGACGTCGCCCACAAGAAGTCCCTCGAGAATGGCGGCGGCAACCACAAGTCCAACGTAGCTGTTCAAGACCGAGCAACCAACCGTGGATGGAGGAAAGGCAGTGGCTCTTACAACCCAGATAAGTGAAGGTGTGTGGTTGGAAGGCTACAAATTTTTCGGTGTAGACCTACCCAAAGGGGTAACTCACTGCCGACTGATGAGAGATCACCTGTGGGACGTTGTAAACGTCCAGTGGATCACAAAAGGCGGTGTACAGCATTCCATGCCATTTGAACAAACCGACGAAGGAGTCATAGCCGCGCTGACTGCAATGAAACTCACATGCTGATCCACAAAGAAAAGAAGGCGGTTGTCCTACGCCTCAAAAACCCAAGTCGGGTGACCACGGTTATCCCGACTGCCAAACTGGTCACACACAACGGAGCGACACTGGTAGCAGTGCCGCACAGGCCCGACGAAACTCGGGTACTTCGCAACTTAGGCTTTGAGGTTCCTGACCCCATGCCTATGCACTACGACTGGCCCAAGGTCAGCGGACGCCACGAACCCTTTGATGCTCAGCGTGAGACGGCATCGTTCTTGTCCATGAACAGCCGTGCGTTCTGCCTCAACGGCATGGGCACCGGCAAGACCAACAGCGCGCTGTGGGCCTACGACTATCTGCGCCGCACCAAGCAGGTCAAGAAGATGCTCGTGGTCTGTCCGCTGTCCACCATGGAGCGCACATGGGCTGACTCAGTGTTCAACACGTTCTCACACCTCGATGCTGTCGTGCTGCATGGGACACGTGAGCGGCGCAACAAACTGCTCAAGCAGGACGTTGACGTCTACATCATCAACATCGACGGGCTAGCATCCATCAAGGCCGAGCTGGCCAAGCGCCCTGACATTGACCTAATCGTGGTGGACGAGCTGGCTCTGGCCCGCAACTCCGGCACTGACCGATGGAAGATACTGAACGAAATCTGCAACAAGCAGGCCGCCCGCCGCGTGTGGGGCATGACCGGATCGCCGACACCTAACGCGCCAACAGATGCGTGGGCTCAATGCAAGCTGGTCACACCCGACAACCAGAACGTGCCGAAGTATTTCAGTGCGTTCCGCGACAAGGTCATGCGCCAACTGACTCAGTTCAAGTGGGCACCACGGCAGGACGCCAACGACACCATCTACCAGATGATGCAACCGGCCATTCGATTCTCGCTGGATGACTGCACTGACTTGCCCGAGCAGACCTTCATTACCCGTGAGGTTGCGCTGACTCCCGAGCAGGCCAAAGCCTACAAGGACATGCTGTCCAAGCTGGCGACGGACTACCAAGGCGGTCAGATTCTTGCGGTCAACGAAGCAGTCAAGGCCAACAAGCTGATCCAGATCGCGTGTGGTGTCGCCTACGGGACAAACGGCGAAGAAGTCGTCATCCCGTCCAAGCCGCGCCTCGACGTGGTCAAGGAGATCATCGAAGAGTCCGAGGGCAAAGTCATCGTGTTCGTGCCACTGACCGGGGCCCTTGAAAGCGTGGCGTCAGAACTGCGTAAGGACTGGGCGGTAGAAACGGTACATGGTGGCACAAGCAAGAGCGAACGTGACCGGATATTCGGTGAGTTCCAACGCAATGACGAACCCCGAGTTCTGGTGGCCAACGCAGCAGCTATGAGCCATGGACTGACCCTTACGGCGGCGACGACCATTATTTGGTATGCGCCTGTCCACTCGAATGAAACCTACGAGCAGGCCTGTGCGCGAGTACGCAGGCCCGGCCAGACGAGAACCACGGTGATCGTCCACATTGCAGGCACTGACGTTGAGCGTCGGGTCTACAAGCGGCTTCAGGACAAGCAGTCAATGCAAGGCCTGTTGCTGGACATGATGAAAGAGCAGATCAAAGATTAACCACAAAGGAACCACAATGAAACTGTCAGAAGCCGTAGAGATGTACATCAAGATGCGCGACAAAAAAGCAGCCATGAAGGCTGACTTTGACGCCAGCATTGCGCCCCTTAACGAGAATATGGAAAAGCTGGAAGCCAAGCTTCTGGACGTATTCAACAAAACTGGCATGGACTCTGTGAAAACCGAGTTCGGTACTGCGTATGCCACCACACGCAGCACTGCCAGTATTGCCGATCGTGAGGTCTTCATGGATTATGTGAAGGCCAACGAAGAGTGGAGTTTGCTTGAGGCTCGTGTCTCCAAGACCGCAGTCGAGCAGTTCCGCTCAATCCATGACGACTTGCCCCCCGGAGTGAATGTCCGGACCGAGCGAGTAGTCAATGTCCGCCGTAGCGCTTAAACTCTCAACCCCAACCACCTAAGTATCATGAACATCATCCCTTTCGATTCCGGCAGCAAGCTGCCCGCGTACCTCAAGCAAGTTGACGTCGCATCCCTGAACTCCGACCTGACCAGCCATGCTGGCGGTGGCTTCCCTGCAATCTCTATCAAGGGCAAAGTCTTTGCCGTGGTGCGTGACGGCGAGCGCGAAGTTCTGCGTAACCCCAAAGACCCTGACAGCGCCGCGACCAGCTTAGACGTTGTGTTGCTCAAGGCCAACAAGGGCACCAGCAAGGTGTTCTACCTCAAGGGCTACAACCCTGAGCAGAGCGAAGGCCAGAAGCCGGACTGCTACTCCGGTGACGGCATCACCCCAGCTGGCGACGCCAAGACACCTCAGGCCAAGAAGTGCGCTACCTGCCCACACAACCAGTGGGGCTCGCGTGTCACTGAGAAGGGTAACTCCAAGGGCAAGGCCTGTAACGACACTGTGCGTATGGCTGTGGCCGCCGCCGGTCTGTTGAATGACCCCATGCTGCTGCGTGTGCCACCTGCATCCATCCGTGCGTTGGGTGAGTATGGTCAGACACTGGCCAAGCGTGGCGTTGCGTACAACATGGTTGTCACCAAGGTTGCCTTCGACATGGACGCTGAGTCCCCCAAGTTGACGTTCAAGCCTGTCGGCTTCCTCGACGACGCTGCATACGCAGAAGTCCAAGAGACCGTTGAGTCCGACATCGTGGCCAACATCTTGGGTGCCAGCTTCAATGCCGTCGAAGCAGCTCCTCCCGCCGAAGACACCGAGGTGCCCGAGGATGCTCCAGCCCCTGCGGCCAAGCCAGCTCCTGCAGCCAAGGAAGAAGTCGCAGCGGAAGAAGCTCCAGCCCCCGCACCAGTGGCCAAGCCCAAGGCAGCTGCAAAGCCCGCTCCAAAGCCAGCCCCTGTTGAGGACGACCTCGACCTCGATCTGGACGGTATCAGCTTCGACGACTGATAAACAGGGGGCCAGTGCGTATCTTTTTTGATGCGGTTAAAGTACACTGGCCCTCGATCTCCAAGCCCGCCTGCGGGCTTTTTCCTTTTCTGGAGCAGTCATGAGTTGCGTAAATACAACAGCCGAGAGGGCGAGCAATGGACACCCTTGAGTTTCTCAAAGCCATACTCCCAGAGCACGGCATCCACTATCTGGCCTTGTTCAAAGAAGGCTACAAATTCCCGGCTCATAAGGTCTACACTGACCTTGAGACCATGGCAGACGCCATTGAAGGTATGGCTGGCAGCAAGCAGCTGTCGGTGTACCACGCGTGTGCAACATATAAGAAGGCCGTCATCGAGTTGGACGAGCTGGACAAGAACGGCAACAACAAGCGCAAGTACCGCATCCCTGAGAACTGGGACAAGGCCCGGTCATTCTGGGTGGACGTGGATTGCGGCCAAGACAAGTTCGACAAGGGTCAGGGTTACCTGACCAAGAAAGACGCTGCTGTGGCCATGGCCAAGTTCGCCAAGGACGTCGGCATCCCACGCCCCATGCTTGTAGATTCAGGCAATGGCATCCATGCGTACTGGCCACTGACCAAGGACATTGGTCCTGAACTCTGGCGCAAGATTGCTACGGTGCTCAAGTCCACGCTGGCCCACTGCAAGGTGATCGCCGACCCAACCCGTACAGCCGACTTCAGCTCCATCCTCCGCCCTGCGGGCTCAACCAACCGCAAGAACGGCGACGCCAAGGCAGTCAAGGTGCTGGCCACCTGCGAGGCCATCGACCCCAAAGAGTTTGCAACCCCGCTGTTTGCGTTTGCCAAAGAGCACGACGTCAAGCTGATCCGCGAGGCACCGAAGAAACAGTATCAGCCGACTGATCTTAATTCGGACCTGACCGCCCACCTACCCCAGTACCCTGAGATTCCAGTCGACGCCGACGAGATGGCCAGCAAGTGCCAGCAAGCGGGCAAGATGCGCGACACCATGGGCGACGTGGAGTACGAAGTCTGGCGTCGGGTTATCGGCCTGCTGACATTCTGCGAGAACGGTCGTGAGACGGCCCAAGCATGGACATCCAACCGCGAAGAGTCTGGCCACACCAACCTCGACTGGGATGTGAAGTACGACTCTTGGAACGCCGGTCCAACCACCTGCGAGTCTTTCCAGAGATGCAACCCTGACGGGTGCAACGGCTGCCAGTTCAAGGGCAAGGTCACCACGCCACTGCAGCTGGGCAGGGTTATCCCTGAGCCCGCCGAGTCCGTCGAGGAGACCGTCAGCGAGGAAGGCGTGGCCACCGAGACTGCCATACCGGCCCTGCCGCACAGCTACCAGTGGAACTCGGGCTTGCTCAGCCGAATGCTGCCAGACAAGGAAGGCGTGCTCCAAGCGTTCCCGTTCTGCGAGAACCTGTTCTACCCGACAACCCGCATCCGTGGTGAGGACGGCACGTTCCGTTACGGCATACGCCTGCACTTGCCAGACAAGCGCGTGCGGGACTTCGAGATTTCCGGCGAGTCAGTGGCATCCCCCACCGACCTGCTGCGGGCCATGGCCCGTTACGAACTGACCAAGAGCAACCACAAGAACGCAGGAGAGCACATGGCCGCATACCTGTTGGACCAACTGCAAGCGCTCAAGCGCAACATCACTGAGACCAACACGCTGACAGCGTTTGGTTACAAGGACGACAACAAGTCCTTCCTGATCGGCGAGACACTGTATGAGGCCGACGGCTCCGAGCGTACGGTGCTGGTCGGTGGTAACGCCAAGGAGCGAGTCGCCACATTCAAGAACAGCCGTGGCAGCCTTGAGGGCTACGCCAAGGCCCTGAACTTCATGTACAACCGCCCCGGCGCGGTCCACTGGCAGTACACCGTCTGTGCTGGCTGGGGTTCGTTGCTTTCTCACCACTGCGAAGACCTGTACAAAGGTCTTATCCTTGCCCTGCAAGGCGGCAAGTCTGGTCGGGGTAAGACCACTGCGTGCCATGCGGCGCTGGCCGCGTTCGGCAATCCAGAGAAGCTGACCCTGAACTCCAAGGACGGCTTTACCACCAACGCCCTGTGGGCTACGCTCGGTGTGTTCAACAACATCCCGGTGCTGGTCGACGAGCTGACTGGTATGGACTCAGCGGTGTTCAGTGACGTGGCCTACGGCGTGTCCAACGGACAAGACAAAGTTCGTCTGGTGTCCAAGAACGGCGGCGTGGTGTTCGCCAAGTCGTCCGAGTGGCGTCTGAACGTGTACATCACAGGCAACCGTGACTTCTACGGCCTGCTGGCGGCCAACCAAGCCAACTCCCAAGCGGAAGCTGTGCGCCTGATCCAGCTCAACGTGGACCGCTACGACGCGCTCATGCTGGTCAAGAGGTCCGACTACCCCAAGACCGAAGAGGGCGAAGACGCTTGGAGGGCAGCTTCTGCCATGGTGGCAGCGGAGAACATCAAGAAGATGACAGCCAACTCCGGCCATGCTGGCGTGGCCATGGTTCAGTACATTCTGGCCAACCGCGAAGAAGTCCACAAGGACATGCAGCTGATGCTCAACAAGTTCACTGAGGTTCTGTCCGACCCCAAGTACCGCTTTTACCGTGCGCACAGCGCCTGCACCATCGTCATCGCCAAGATCGCCCGCAAGCTGGGCATTATGGAGTTCGACCTCAAGGAGATGTACAAGTTCACCGTCAACTTGCTGCGCGATCTGGCCGAGTCCGTCGACGAGAACAACACAGTGTCCTCCGAAGATGCGTTCCAGCGCATGGTCAGCGTGCTCAGCTCAAGGATCATCGTCACCACCGAGTGCCGGGACCGCCGCGATGGCCGGGGGCCAGAGACGCCGCGCAACAGGGTCAACGGCCCGATTGCTGGCAGATACATCTTGGGTACGCAGCACAGCAAGGAAATGGCTGGGCGCTTGATCTTGTCTCAGAAGGAAGTGCGCGAATGGTGCATGGCCAACCGCATGGACTATCACTCCATGCTCAACAGCCTGCAAGAAGCCGGAGCACTGCTATCCCACGGGGAGAAGTTCGTTGTGACTCGCGGCACTGACTGCACGTCCATGCAGACACGCTGCATCATCGTTGACACCAACAAAATGCACGCGGAGGTAAATGCCCCGGTGTTGTCGCTTGTCAGCAACCAGTTTGACGGTGACGCTGTCGGCAGTGTATGATTCGACCGCCGGCTTGCCATGGCCGGTTCCTTTGTGGTTGAAGACTTCGCCCCCGAGCTGCAAAGCCCGGGGGCTTTTTTCACTTCTTGGCTTTGGCGAGGCAGGTGCCTGCTTTGGCGCACTTGGCTGGGTTGGGGCAGCCCTTGCAGGGCTTGAAGGGTGCAGCTTTTTTGCCTGCGGTTTTGGCCGGGGCCATCATCTTTTTACCGTACATCATGGGAATCTCCAGTTAGCATTTCCAAGCCCGCAGGCTTTTGTTGATCCGACTGTTGGGGTCTTTGGCAGTTTTTTCACTGGTCAGCTTCTCCTTCATGCCCTCCATGCGAGCGCAGAATGAGTCACGTCGTGGGCCACCTTCAGGTTGAGGGGCCTTAAGCCCGGGCTTGCCGGGGTTGGCTTTATTGTATGAGGCGCGCCCCTTGGCGTTGAGTCCGCCTTTTTCGGACTTGCCTTCTTTGCGTGTCCACGCTGGTGTCTTGGCCATAGGGTTCTCCTTAGTTGGCGGCTACATCTTCGGCCAGCTTGCGCTGGTCCTTGCGGTACTGCACACCACCGACGGTGCGCTGCTCGCGCTGCGCTTGCTCCTGCGGTGCCTTCAGCAGGTCCGACACTGGCTGTGGCTTGAGGCCGTTGCGCTGGCGAGTCTGCTGCAGTTTAGTCCATGCTTCACGGGCTTCCTGCATGGAGGCGGTGTCCTTCTGGCGCACTGCTTTGGCGTACTGGTTCTTGATGCTCTTGGTGCGATCTTGGAAGTTTTCCGTGATGTCGCGCATGCGGTTCTGACGCTCGTAGGTGACAGCCTGTTTTACAGACGGCACGCCCAGTCCAGTCATGATCGCTGACATCGCACTGATTTCGCTTTCAGGCAGGATCACGTCGCCGTTACGGCGAGTCATACCTTCCGTGGCCAAGCGGCCAGCCTTTAACGCATCCGACACGCCCTTAGGCATGATCTGCTCAATGCCTTTGTAGTAGTCGCCTTGGCCCATACGGATCAGACCGTCGGCCATCCGGGTGGTCATACCCAGAGAAGCGCCGCCCAACAATGTTCCAAACGCTTCGGCGCGACCGGCGGTAGTGCTCAGATCAGCATCACTGAACGGCATGATGGACAGCATGTTGCCCGAGCCGATCTTGCCGGACAGGTCCACGCCAGCCAGCGTTGGAGCGCCGCGCATAATCATGTCAGCCCACTCAGGGCCGATGGCTTTGCGCATGTCGGCAGTCAGGTCGTACGGCTCATCGTCGTCACCGAAGGCACCCAAGACAAACGCAATGGCCGCATACCCGGGCAGGCCCATCATGCCAGCAAACGCCGCAGTGTGGCCCAACGAGTAGGCCAGTGTCTTCATGGCCGCAGCACGCTCGTCTGGCTTGGTGAATGCATCACGAATCAGCTTGGCATAGAACGCGATCTGGATCAACTGGAACTTGCGGAACTGCAGCGCGATCTTGCCCCACTGGGTGTTGAAGACTCGAGGAGCGTTGAACGCTGTGTAGTCGCCGTGCGTGTCCGTCAGGATGTCAGCAGCGTACTGGGTTGCTGCAGCTCTAGGGTCTGCAATTTTTGGGTCTTTTTTAGCCCGCTCAAACTCCAGACGGTAGGCGGCGATGGCTGTAGACAGTCGGTTGACCGCTTCAGTTTTCTGCACGGCCATGCGCATGCCCTTGTTCAGGCGCTGCGCGAACTTGCTGAGTTTGTTGTCGGCGTCGACCTTGTACTCGTTGATCTCAGTGGCCAGACCGATGTCGATCTTGCCTTGGTTGACCAAGTCGTTGATGGCCTTGCGCACGTCGGCAGGCACCTTGGAGAAGTCAAACTGCTGGTCGATCAACTTCACGTCCTTGAACAGCGGGGCCAGATCAGTGTAGGCCTTGGCCATTTCCGACGCGGCCTTGGTGTAGTCATGGCGACCCGCCATGGCAGGCAGCGACATCATGAACGGCTGTGTCAAGTTCTGCAGGTAGTACGCAGGGCTGGAGGCCAAGAAGAACTTGGATGCCAGATTGGTCAGGCCACTGACCCACGTGTTTACCTTGACGTCCAGCGAGTCTGCGTAGCGCTGGGTCAGCTCGTTGAAGAGTTCCGACTTGCGCTCACGGTCACCAGAGCGGGATTCATTGCGCATGTTCTGCAGCTGGTCTTGCACCAGTGGCTCGAACTGTACGTTGGCCATAAAGTTGGCGTCGGCTCGGCCTTGCTGTGTGAACGACTGGAGCATGTCCACTTCACCGGCGATACCACGGCGGCGCATCTCAGACTTGCGGGCGCTGCCCTCAGCCAATGCCTCCAAGTACAACTGGTTGATGATGGACAGCATCTTGCCAGCAGTGGGGTCAGCGCCAACCCGCTTGTCCACAGCAGCGCGCATATTGGTCAGCGCCGGCAGAAGCGCCTCGCCACTGAAAGCTTTTTCAAACGCTTCTGAGCGTGTAACAAGGTTCAGTTCGTCGAACGCGCCCTGCTCTTCCAGCCGGTCTTTCAGGCTGCGGGCTTCCCACTTGCTGTCAGCAAAGCTCACATGGTAGTGGTCCGGATCAGACTCGAGCGCCTTGACGCGCTTGGTGTCGTTGGCTTTTACGGCGGCCATGTACTCTTTGGACTTGCCGATCACGACGTGGGTTCCATTGCGCTTGATGGGCGCGTAGGGCATTCCCTCACGCAGACGGAACAGTGTCTGGAACCGCTTGAGCGAAGCTGCCTTCTCGGCCTTGAGGGCTGCCAAATTTTCTTTGGCTTTCTCCAAAGCTTCTTCGTCGGTGGTGACGTTGACTAAGGCTTGCGACTCTTTAATCATGGCGTCGTACTCGGACGTTGCCGCATCCAAGACAACCTTCTTCTTGTCGGCCAGCATCTTGTCGCCGTGGGCGAACACGTCCTTGATGAACTTCTGAGCCTTTGACTCTCGACCGCCGGGCAACGCCATGGCATCGAACGCAGCTCCCATCTTGGGATCGCGGTATTTGCCGTAGCCCCACTTGCCGGTGCGTGTGGACTCGAACAGGAAGTCGTTGACACTGCCACGGGCGGAGCCTTTGAACTGCTGCTCGATGTTGGCATAGCCGTCGGCGATCTTCTCGATCTCGCGCTCCAGCTCACTGACACGGGAGGCCCGGCGGGCCAGCACGTCGGCAAACTTCTGAGCCGATGGCATACCAGCGGCCACTGCACGCTTGACCAAGTCACTGGTGAACACAGCGTAGTCCAGATACTTGCCACCCAGATCGCCGAGAGCGCCTACAGTGTTGCGGACCGGCTGCCGCAGCTGCTTGGGCAGCTTGCGTACATTGCTGTCGATCAGGCCTTTTCTTTGGCGACTGGCTCGAGAAACTGCGCCAACAGGCTGCGCCCCTTGCTGTCCAGCTTGAACTTGTCCTGACTGAGCACCTTGCTGGGCACCTTGGGTGGCTGCGTAGTTTGTGGCTTTGACTGCTGCATGTGCTTTCTCCATAAAAGCGTGTGTTGTGGGGAGGTTATCACGGAGGTAGTCCATGCCACCACCCATGTTGGAAAAAGCCCACACCTGCGCGAAAACTTCCTCACGCAGCTCCTGAGCTGTCAAAGCTCGGTTGAGCTTGTCGGACATGTCCAGCGGGTAGTTGAGCAGGTAGCCCAACGCCGTTGTGTCGCTGTTGTCCTCGAAGTAAGTCAGCAGTTCGTCCGCGACCGACCCGGGGCGCATGGCCATGGGCTCACCGTTCACCTTGGACATCTTGAACTCTTTGTCACCAGAGAACTTGCCCAAGCCGCCTTGCACTTCGTCGATCCCATGGCCGGCTTCGTGGAGTGTGGCGATGGTAGACAGCTCTTTGTCCTTCAGGATCAGGCCGTTGTAGACGATGGTGCGCTTGCCATTCATCATGGTGTAGATCGCGTCCCACTTCACAGGCGAGAACGTAACCATCCACGAGTCGATGGCGTCAACAGCGTTGCCCATACCAGACTTGCGCAGGCTACGGATACCAGCAGCAATGCCGTCAGAGTACCCGGACAGGTCTTCCAGCGAAGCCTCCACAGACTCGAAGTCAACGCCGTCTTGGTCGGTAGTGCGGACACTGCGACGCGACATACGGGTAAACCCTAACTCAGCTTTAACCAGCTTGGCCAGCTCGGTTTCAACATCGTTCTCGGTCCAGTTGTCCGGGCCGAACTCAATGAACGTCTTGCGCTGCGCGTCAGTCAGGTCCGCGAACTTGGGGGCTGCTGGGTACGTGCTGGCTACTTTGTCCCACGCTTCGGCTGCTTGCTCGGCTTGGGTGGGGATTTTGGTTGGGGCTTGGCTTTTTTCGGCAGGCTTTGGGGCACGCCGTACTTGTCCGCCCACTCCTTGGCCAGCTTCGGCTTTTGGCTGAACAGGTACGCTTGCTGGGCTTTCGACTTGAACGGCATTGGTGTCTCCACGGCTTTGCAGCTCAGCAGTGATTTTGCCTGCGAGCTCTGTGTTTTTGATGGTGTCGCGCACGTAGGGCAGCAGCAGGCCCAAGTCTTCCGACGAGAGCTTGGTGATGTCCCGGCCAGCATCTTTCCAGCGCTGCTGGGCTTCTTTGACTGTGGCCGGTGCCTTGGACACTGGAGCAGCCTTGGGGGCGTCCTTCGCAGCCGCTTCGGCCATCAGAGTATCAAGCTTGGCGCTGAGCTCGTCGATGCGGGCTTGCACGGACTGCGCGGCCTCAACTACGCCAAGCTGAGTGAGTTCAGCTTTGGTCGCTTTCAGTTCATCAATGGCATCGGCCAGCTTGACAAATTTGACCGCCGTGTCGCTCCCTGCGGTGCTGGACTTTTGCCAGTACCTAGAGTCGTCAGCGTTTGCATCCACGTCACCTTCAGCGGTGTCGTCAACCGCCGCCTCAGCATCAACCTCCCCATCTACAGACTCTTGCGCCTGCGTGAGGTCAACAGCCCCTTCCGTGGTGGACTCGATGCCAAGCTCGGTGAACACCTGATTTCGGTCGAAGCCCATGGACACCGCGATGTCTGCAAGCTTTTCTGGGTTTCCGATCTGCCGAACACGGCTGCCCTTAATGCCAAACGCCGCGCCGACCTTTTCGCTTGTCTTGACTCTTTCCCCTTGGGCTGCCTTGCGTGCAAGAATATAGGCGCGCAAGATTTTGCGGTCGCGGTCTTTGTTTTTGCCCTTGCCGACTTGCTCTTCGATGATCGCGTCGAGGTCTTCCTTGGTAAATTCTTTCTGGTCTTGGCGCTTGCCAGCGGCGTCGGCCAGCGTAGCGTCCAGACCTGCGGTGTTACCGGTCTCACGGGCGATCTCAACGTAGTTCGCCAGCGCAGCGTCTTGATCCTCGACGGCTTCCTGCTTGCTCAGGCGCAGGGTCGTATTGGCCTTTACTGGGGCGGCATCGGTGATGGCGGCAGGCGTTTGTCCTTGCGGCGCTGTTTGGATGGTTTGAGGGGCTTGAGGGCCACTTGGTGCTCCGGTAGTTACAGTGGTAGATGGTTGGCCGGGGGCGACTGGAAGAACGCCAGCTTGTTGAAGTGCTCCTCCAGCGACGGCGGGACTTCTGACCATTGTTCCTGTGACAGGAGCAGCTGGTCCTGCATCTCCCATGCCTCCCGGAACGACAGCGCCCCCGACTCCCACGCCTCCTGCAGGCTGCTGAACAGCTGGTATTCCTGTGCCACTTGCTGCCTCCTTAGATGCGTTGATCAACGCCTCGTCCATCAGTTCGAGGGCTTTGTTGTAGCGCTTTTCGGACATGTATTTTTCACCGGCAAAGTTCCACACAGGAACCATGACGGCTGACTTTGGGTCCACACCGCTTTCGGCCATTACATCAAACAGCTTGCGGCTAAAGCTGTTCGGGATTACCTTCAACTCATCACGGATGAAAACATCCTTGGGGTCGCGGGTAGTAGCTACACTAGCCATCACTTGGGCGGCGGCAGCGGTTTCTGCAGGCTTTTCCTGAGTCAAGTCCAGCGCAGCTTGTGAGCGCTGAAGAGCTTCGCCAACCGTCAGGGGGCGCTCGATACCTGTTTCTGGGTCGTTGACAAACTGGCCCGTTGGCTCGTCGTATGCAGCCTTGAATTGAGCTTCATAGTCTTTGGCTTTGCGCTTTGGACGGTTGACGCCCACGTTCTGGTTGATGAAGGTCTGCAGGCCAACGGTTTGGTCTTGCGTCACAAACTGACTATCCAGCGGGCGCTGCTCCGGGGGTGTCTGGTCTTCGGTAGCGGACGAGGTCAGGTCGCGCTCACGAGCGGAATCGCGGTAGCCTTGGCTACGACGCCAGCCCCCACCAACACCACCCAGTAGGCCGCCCAGCAGGCCGCCTCCGACAAACGACTCTGCATAATCGTCCATGGCTTGCGGGCTGAAAAGCTCTACCCGGGGGTCGATGGCCAGACGGCCAACATTGGATATGTACTCTTGGCCGACTTCACCGCCGGCTTCAGATATGCCAGTACGAGTGGCAGCTGCACCAGTGCGCGCAGCACCGCCAGTAAACCCGCCGAGATTGTCGAGGTATCGGTTGGCTGCTACCGCAGCACGTTCAGCCCGAAGGCCGGTTCCGGCCAGCTTGCCGACAACACCAGTCGCAGCTTCAACACCGCCGTAGGCCAAGCCAAGAGGGATCGCAGTGAGGTCTGTACGACCAGACTGCTCCCGTTGGGCCTGCATAATTTCACCGATACCGCTCAGACCTGCGACGCCATAAGCTGCGGCGGGCCCTGCAAGCAGACCAGCGCCAACAACAGGTGCCAGCTCAGGAAGTGTCTGAACACCAAGCTCAGCAGCGTAGCGGCCAACGTCGCCGACGCCGGAAATGTTTTTGTACGAGCCCACCGCATCTTGGTTGGTGTCGTAGTAGCGCTGGGAGGTGCGCTGGGCCTCAGCTTCCTGCTCCAGCCGGTAGTCCCGGGAAAGCCCCAAGGGCTCGAGCATGCCGTACGCCTTGGCCTGAAGGCGATCTACGGCGGACCCGCCCAATTCAGACAACCCAGCTTCAGGTGCTTCTACACGATACTGCTTGCTGTAGCGCGCTGCAATTTCTTCGTCTGTCAGGCGGCGGGACATAGATACCCTTCAATTTGTTGCGTGCGACATTGTCGCATGCCTGTCAGCGTCCGTAAATGCTAGGAGCGTTCGGAGCGACACCGTAGCTAGATGCCGGGCCAAGACCTGTAGTTCGCGCACCCTGAAACCCAGTTGGGCCTGTGGGGTTGCCACGCGCCCTGCCCTCTTCCGCGATCTTACGATTCATCGTATCGTAGGCTTCCAGTGCCTTGTTCAGCTTGCTCATGTCGCGCTTGTCGGCCACGTTGTACTCTTCGTTGTTAAACATGACGGCATCACCGTCGTTGCTCCAAATCAAGCGACTGGCGTTGTTGTCGGACACCCCGGCAGCCTTGAGCGCCGCAGGACGGTCGCTCGGCAGAACACCCTTGGTGGACATGAACCCGCCCATTCCATCGGTCTGCACCAGCTTACCGTCGACTTTGTACTGCACGCCGGCCTCTTCAACCTTTTGTGGCTTCTCATCACGAGGCTTGCCAATCAGGCCGAGCGCTGTTTCCTTTTCTGCCGGAGACAGCTTACGACCAAGGACTGTTTCCATCTCGGTAATTTTCTTTGTCAGGCCTTTCTCAGGCTCGTCTCTGGCGTATCGTGCAGCCAAGGAGTTGTCTTTTGCAGTGGAAGCCTTGGACGCGTCGATGGCAGCCTGATTCTTCTGCAGGGCCAGCATCCAAGAACCAATGGTCTCAGGCTCGGTGGCCTGCTTGTTCAGGTACTCAGTGGCCAGTGCTTCGTTGTTGAACGACTGCGAGCTGGTGATTTTGTTGGTGGCTTTGTCGATGAAGTTCAGAGTGACAGCGCCGTTCTTGCCGGGCACGATGGCCAAGTCAGTCTTGTCGTCGAAGTCAGGGTCCGAGTTGTACAGGGAGCCGAGCTGCTGCAGGTTCTTGCCCTTCAGCTTGTTCTTGATGCCCAGCACGAACTCTTTCTGCTCGTTCTCGCCTATACCCAGACGTGTGTTGACAGCCTCCTGCCACTGCTTGGGTGTGAACTTGAACTGCTTAAAGGCAGCATCTTTCAACTCGGCTGCGGTTGCGTTGGGATTCTCAGCTGCGTATGCGTTGAAACCAGAGTAGTTCTGGCGTTCAGCTTCTTCTTGAGTGAGTCGATTGATGCGAAGGCCGGTCTCTGTTTGGCGGGTTGCAAAATCCTGCGCGCTGCGGGCTTCACCAGCTTTGGCTCGCTCTTCTGCGGCAAGCGCACGTTGCTGTTCGTACGCACGGGTCTCCAGCGCGTCGGCTTTCTCGACGTCGCCATAGCGGCGGTACACGCCTGCGAGACCTTCGGCACGCAGTGGGGCGGCGGCTTGACGGGCTTCTTGGCGTGTACTGAAATTCTGAGCACCGCTGGCCACCGAGTAGTCAGGGGCTGTGAGCCCTTGGCGGCGGGTCAGCTCGGCAATGCCTTGGTCGTACGCAGCAAGTCGCTGCGGGTCGTACGAATTTTGGGCGGGGTCAGCCACGCCAGCCCTGAGGCCTTCGAGCTGCTGGATGTTTTCCTGCAAGCCGGGACCGTAGGCACCTTCAGTGACGTCATAGCGAGCGGCCTCTTTGGCCAAGTCGCTGGCTCGTTTCGCATCAGCAATACCTTCAAGCCCCTTGCCGATGTTGTTCCAGTTAAGACGCATGACTCACCTCCACCATTTCCAAGCCGAGACCGGCGTAATTTACTGCCATGAAGCCGTCAGGCATCGTGAAGACCATGTCAGGGTATTTCTCCAGCACGTCCTGAGCCATAACGCCAAGGAAGCGGCGACCAGAGCCGTTGACGTACTCAAACTCGTACAGTGGCAGCATGGTGCGCTCGTCACGACCAACCAGCTCGATGTTCTGTTTCAGGCGTCGATCGCTCATCGCAAACGCAGTGTAGGCTTTAGCGCCGCCCGCCAGCAAACCGCCGACATCCAGACCTTGTTCTTTGTTGGCGTTGGCGTAGCTTGTCTGCGAATTCAGGACCGTCCCCATGGTCTGACCAGCCTGCGCCATACCGGACATGGCTTGATTTCCGGGGGCCATAGACGTGTTCATACCGGCGGTCCCTGCACCAGTGGCACCTGCGTACGCAGCAGACGACGCACCGGCAAGACCGCGACCGAGACCGACAACGTCCATCTTACGAGCCCAGCCAAGCTGTTCGGCTTGGTTACGAGCGCCTGTGGCCGCGCCTGCGCGAGCGGAAGCCAGCGCCAGAGCGTTTTGATTCTGCATGGCCATCGCGTTGCCAGAGCCGGGGCCCACGCCACGACGGGCTAGGTTGCGAGCTGTGATGTTCTCAGCCACACCGAACGCACGAGAGGTATCAGCGGACGCCTGACGGGCAAGCTGCTCACGGTAATTCTCGGTGTCGAACTCTTGAGCCTGCCGCACTAGACCCTGCTCCACCGGTCGGAACGTGTTGATCTGGTAGTCGTAGTAGTCCTTGGCCTGACCCATCTGCTGCTCTTGCGCAGCCGTCTGTGAAGCGGCAACGCGCTCGGCCAGAGGTTTCATCTCTGCGTACTGCTGTTTGGAAAACGCCAGTTGCTCTCGACCGAGAGCTTCCATGCCGGAGTAGTCCGGTGGTGGAGGACTTGATTTACCGCCCATGATTTACTCCTTGCGCAGCCAACGACATGTGTCGGGCCGCATTACCAAAACATGCATGTCGGCACCGGGGGCACCGTCCTTCATCACGAACTCTTCCTCGAACCCGAGGTGCTTGTCGAACGCTATGACGTGAGGCTCGTTGGATGGAACCATCCCTGTAAGCCGCTTTAGTCCTGCGTAGTTGAAGGCGTAGTCGCACACCGCCCGTAGCATGGGGATGATCTTCTTGGTCTGCTTGGCGATGGCTATGTGGCACGTCGCATTGGCTCCGTTGAAGTTGTTGATGACTACACCCGCAATCACCTCGTCACCATCGACCACACCCAGCGCGTAGAAGCTGCCCCAGCTAGCACCTTGGCCAACCTGCTGGGCAACCCATGCACCGATACGATCTGCTTGGTCATAAACGAGTTCTGCCATAGCGCGTATTATGACGCAATCACTGCAATCTATCCACTACGGCGTTGAGCTGCGCGATTACCTCGGCAAGAGTTGCGGTAGTAGGTAGTGGCTGAATCCGGCTCACATTCCTAGCCTGCCCGGTGATTGCATCCAAGTTCTGCTTTATGGACGACAGGGCCAAGTCAAGGTCGTGCTTGCCGGTCATGACGGCGGGGATAGCTGCTTTTGCCATTAGGATGCCTGCGACAGTTCTGCAACGGTGGTTGCTATGGCGACCGAGTACGTCTTGACCGAGGCGTTCAAGCCCACGCTGTAGACCTCACTGAGATACCCGGAAGGCAAGCGGAATGGCTTGGTCGATACCACGTTCTTGGTGAACACTGGGGTGTTGTTGGAATACAACGTGAACTGGACGCGCTTGGCGGTGTTGAGCTCCACCGGCACAATGTTGCTGCCGTTAATTTCCATGCTCAGTATTTCGTGGCCGTTCAGGTGTCCGGCTACGGCGTCAGCCCCTGCGGCTATGAGCGCGGCGTTTGCTGCAATCTGGCTCGTGTCCACGGGCACGATGTCGCCGAACATGGCATGAACTTGCGCTACGGCCATATTGACTGGGGACGATAACTGCATGCTGCTGCTGAGCCAGTCAGCATCGTAAGAACGCCCGGGGACCGCGTCCCACTCATACAGGACTTCGTCTTTTGCCGCGTAGAGCTTGCCGTCGTACTCGTTTCTGTACAACGCACTGGGAGTCTCTTCGACCTCAACGGCGCTGTCAGGCTCCCCCAAATCCAGAACCCACGTTCGATTGGTGGTGCCGTTGGTGTACCCAGCGTAATACTGGCCGTCATGAAAGGCAGCAACGAAGGAGGCAGGGTTGAGCTGCGACCATTCTTCTTCGCGGTACAGCTTGCTGGTGATGCGGTTTACGGCACCGGGGGATACGAGCCACAGCCCGTCGAAGCTGGGGTAGATGGCCTCGCTGCCAATATCAACAACGCCCCGGGCCGACACGCATGGAGCGTAAGTCTCCAACGTCGTGGCAGACATGGTGTCCGGATCGGAGCCGGTAAACAGCACTGGGTAGGTGTCAGTCAGCACGATCACCGAGTTGCTCGCGGCCACAGCAGCGACGCCGACGCCAGCGAACGCATAGCGGTTACGCACCGGCCAAGAGTACGGCATGTATGGGTCACTGAAGCACAGCTCGTTACCGGCAAGGCCAGCCAAGCAGCCGTTGGGCAGGCTGATCAGGCTGATCAAATTCTTCGGCACGGTTGACGAATCCGCCGTCGGCAGCACCTCACCAAGGTCCGCAGCAAGAACGGTGTCTACAAACGACGTGGCGCTTGTGCTGGTCTCACCTACGAACAGGAAATCCCCGGACGTGCCCACTGTGCGGTACACGCGGTACTTGTAGGTTGCAGTGTCGTAGGTGGCCACACGAGCCACAGTGCCGCCGCTTGTGTACGTCTGAGTTGTTGTGAGCGCTACGCTGAACTGGTTTGTAGCCGCGTTGACGCTGACGATCCTGAAAGTCCCGTTGAGCGAAGTCATGCCAACAACGCCTGAGATCGTGATCTGCTCATACTGGTCGAGCGAGAACTGCCCAGCTGCAAGCGTGACTGTGACTATGCCGGGGGGTGTCGTGGCAGCAGCGGCGACCGAAAACGAGTTGGCTGGCTTGGCGGGCAATGTGGAGATTGTCCAAGTGCCGTTGTGGTGGCCAGATACTACGTCTGTAGGCGGGCTTGGCGGGGACTCCTGCCCGAAGTTATCCACGAACGTGACGACGTAGGCGCGGCTCTCAACGGTGCCGCCGCCGCCAGAGACCGTTGGGTTGCTTGGGGCCACCGCAGGCGGGCGAATGCCAAGTGCCAAGAACCCAGTTGGGTAGGGCGTGCTCTGAATTGCCAGAGCGTACGTGGACATGCGCGGCGAGAAAGACTCGCTGGCGTAGAAGAACCGACCGTAGGTGTCGTTGGCGTTTGGCGATAGCGCCACGCTCACGTGTTCCGACCATGTCAGCCAGTTGTCTGTATAGCTGCCATCGATGTATGCGCGGTATCGGTAGATCGTGCCGATGTTTCTGCCTGCGTCGTAGACCTGCCCGAGGCCAGCGAGTGGGTCCAGTCGCCCGGATGTGATCTTGCAGTTCAGTGCCCGCAAGGCTTGGTTGGGCTGCAGCAGGCGATCGCTCACCCGAGGGATTTGACCTCTGAAGGCTTTGATGTTTACTGCTGTCATAGTTTTATCTCAGTATTTGCCTTCAGCAAACACGTTTATGAACAAACAGGCGCAGCCGATGCGAACGACTGACTGGCTCACAGGACTGATCCGTGGGTTTCATCCGAAGACGGCGTTACTGTGACTTCTGGTGGCGGCGCAACGTACTCAGCAATTGGACCATATGCGCCAGAAACAATGTCAGCAAAAATGGCGCGGCCATGTGCTTCCACATCGTTCTGGCTTGCTGTAAACGGCAAGATTTCAGTGCCAAATTGACTGGTCGTGATTTCGCAGTCAATGGTTGTGTGCTCTGCGTTACCCCATTTTGGGTTTGTCAAAGATGTAAGGGTTGCTTGCATGTTGCTTCCTTTTAAGAAATTCTCAAATAAAGTCCTATTGGGTATGTGTAGGGGGTTTGTTGCGGATGAGACATAGCCCTCCAAGTTCCCGACATGGAAGCTCCCACAGCACCGCCACCGAGGACAAGGCTGCTGCCATCTGTCGATAAGGAAACTGCCTGAAGAATATTGCCAGCAGCGGTTCCACCAAACAAATTCGTTCCGCCTGAGTTTCTAAGAAACGCATAAGTACCCACGCCGCCTGCTGTTGCCCCTGCTGTTGCATTAAGCACTGCGGTTGTTGTTACAGCGCCAGCCGCCGTAGTTTGAACTGTTGCGTCATTGAACGTAATTGACGTTCCGCTTACTGTTACTGCCATGATGGCTCCTTATGCGGCACGAAAGCCGGTCGTTTGATCCATAGTGAACTTGGTCACGCCGCCGTATTTAAACAGCAGTTGACCGCCTGATTCTTCAACTGTCCAGTTTGTCGATACCAATTTTGTCGCGTTTGTCGCGTTTGTCGCGTTTGTCGCGTTTGTCGCCGTGGCAGCATTGCCGCTGGTATTCTGGTTGCCTGCGGTGTTTACGCCGGGCAGGTCTATGTTGGTCGACCCATCGAAGTTAACACCGCCGATACTTCTGGGGGTAGCTAGCTTCACAGCTTTGTCGATTGTCCCCACTACAGTTTGCAAAAATGTTTGAACCCCGGACCAAGTATTGGCGCTCTCTTTGATGCCAATGGATGACCCAATATCAGCAGCAGTCAGGCGTAGGCCCACAACAGTGCCGGCACTGAACGCCAACGCAGTCGTGCCCTCTTGTCCGCGCAGTACGTTAGAAAAAATGCCGGAGCCTGCCGTGCGCGTGCGGACGTATACGATTTCCACTGCACCTGTGGAGTCCTGAAGCGTGACCTTGAACCAGTTGGTTGCTGCTGGCACAGACCCAGTGTTGGTGTTGGCCGTTGGGAACAAGTCCGCCTTGGACGCCTCAACCACCATGGATGTGGCGGAGTCCGTAATACTGGCTGTGAGCAGCGCTCTGGCGTTGTTCGTAAAAAGTTGAGGCATTGCCTACTCCTTATGTGCTGGGCACTATTGTACTTGGCGCAGCGTTAGGCCGCCATAGTACTGGCGACTGTCTGCACCGCAGCAACGCGTCGACCCCAGCCTTTACCGAATGTACCCCAGTGAGGCAAATCCATCAAGAACGACAATCGGCGCTTGGCGTAATCTTCCACCAAATCTGCTGGGTCAAATGCAGCCACTGCGGCCAGAGTCTTCGGGCCGATGCCACCATCTTGGTCCACGCCAACGCAGCCTTGCAGCCACTTGGCGGCGCGCCCGGGGCCGCTGTTCACGGCAGCGTCAAACACGCAGTAGTCAACGCCTGCAGGCAGGTCGTCTCCTTTGATCTTGTCCCAGTACTTGGCTTTGTACATCGGGCCCACCAGCTCGGGAGTCAGGGCCCGCATGGTTTTTTCGTCTACCTCGTGGCCAACCCACTCTTCCCAGACGCGCTTTGTCACGCCGAGGTTGGTCATGCCGCCGGGATCGTCTTTATGAAAAACATAGCCACCCTCGTGGTGCAGCACAGCCTGCAAAGCCTCAGCAAAATTTTCGCGCATGTTCAATCCTATGGCAGTTGGCGCACAACAGTACACAACGCTCAATTTCTTGGGCTATGCGCTCCACACTGTTGTTCGATATTAGTTTGGATGGGTCTTCTTCTTTTTCACCGACATGATGAAAATCAAAAGCAGCCGAAGGAAAAACTCCCCCGCAATTCTGGCAGCATCCACCCATTGCGTCAACGAGCGCATCCTTAATGGTTTGCTGCCTAGCTAATTTGAAATGTTTTGCACACCTCAACCAGCCACCTTTTCCATTTAGCTTTTCGCGGCATTCTACGCACTCTCCATCAGTGGAATAAGCGCGCAGCGGTGCGTCCATTTTTCTCCCGGCCTTGGCTCTAAGGTAGTGGGCGTTGCACCAGCCTTTTGCAATTGCGTCGTGTGGGCAGTTATCGGCCGAACAAGACCCACGTTTATCGGCGCTATGACGTGTCTGCTCTTTTGCCATTGCATCAGCAATAGCCTTAACCAGCACGGATTTCATTTCATGTCCTTGAGTTTGCGGTTTTCTTCGCCCTTGTCCTTGGAGCCTTGCGAGCTGCCACGGTGGAAGTTGAGCACAGTACCGCACATGGTAATCAGGGAGCCGAGGGCCATATACACCAGTTCTTTGTTCTGCTCAGGCACGCCTTTGATGAACGCAAACCAAGCCAAGAAAATGGTGGCTGAGACAATACCGATGTCCAGCGCATAAGCCGTGTTCTTGGCCAGCCACGAGGCTTCAGTCGACTCCTGAATCTTGGCGTTCATGTCCCGAGCGCTGTCGGTGTTTGCGTGTTCCAGTTCGGCCAGCTTGGTGTCGTTAGCCATCTTGGCCAGCTCGCCATCTTGCGCCATCTTGGCAAGGTCCATTTGCGCCTTGGCCTTGGCCTCAGGGTCCGGAATCAGCTTGTCGATGAGCTTGCCCCCAACATCCAACAGTGCGGTCAATGGAAACATGTTTACCCCTCAATGAGTTTTTCAACCAGCTGCTCAAGTCTGGCAATCTTTGCGTCTTGTTGGACTATTCGTTGCGCAAGAGCAACAGCAGAAACCAGCGCTGCGCCACCGTAGTTTACTGACATCCGCCCATGCGTATCAGTGAGCACAGAATTTTGCAGCACAAGCGAAAGTGATTGAGCCGAAACGCCATCCTGCGTAACGTGGGAGTCTGTTCGATCAAACGTGCCGTGTTTGACCTTTGCAAGCTGCTCTATAAAATCCGCCGGCAGTTCGCGCCAGTTAGTTTTTACTCGCTCATCAGATGATGCGGTGAACGCGACTGCAGTGTAGCTATTTGCGCTGTTCAACCCATTAGCTGTGGTGGCTGTAGCCGCGTTGCCTGTACAAGAAGCGGAAGAGCCTGAAGTGTTCTGGTTGCCTGCGGTGTTCACACCGGGCAGGTTGATGTTTGCAGTGCCGTTGAAGCTGACACCGCCGATGAGGCGCGCTGTCTGCAAGGCAGTAGCCGTAGCTGCGTTGCCTCCGTTCGCCTCTGCCGTCACCACGATGTTTGCAGTGCCGTTGAAGCTTGTGCCGTTGATTGTCCGTGCAGTCTGTAGTGCCGTAGCTGTAGCAGCGTTGCCTGATGTCGAGCTGGATGTTGTGGCATTCCCGCTCAGCGAAGCAGTGATCGTCCCAGCACTGAAGTTACCCGAGGCGTCCCGCTGTACGAGCTTGGATGCTGTGTTCGCAGACGTGGCGTCGCTGGCTACGAGCTTTTGCCCAAGCTCAGTGTTCAGGTTCGTAAAGTTGGTGTCGACCTCCGTGTTGGTCAGCGGAGACCCCTTACCAGCTCGGGTGACAATCGTAGCCATGGGCGGCCCCTATCAGGAAACGGTGATAGACCAAGTGACGCTCATGGCGTCGTCTGCACCTTTGTTGACCACCGCGAACACTGTGCGGCACAGCATCGTGCCAGCCGAAGAAGCGTTGAACACGCCGGCCTCAACCGCAGCGCCAGTGGCGGTGCCTGCAGGGAACGTGGCTGTGTAGGTGACGACAGCACCAGAAGCGGTGCTGGAGGCCAGTGCGACGCGACCGAGCTCAGCGCCCAGTGCAGTGTTACCAGCGGCTGCTGCGGTGTTGGTCGAGCCGAGAGCCATGTGGCTCATGGCCGTGGGGGTGCCGACCATACGGGCGGCGATGAATTCTTTGCCGACAGTGACAACCAAGTTCTTGATTTCGCGCTGGTCTTTGACTTGGCCGTCCGCGCCGGTGACGATGATGCGCACTTGGCCGGTGATTTTGATCTGATCGTTGATCATGCTGACACTCCTAGGTAAAAGTTCTGGATTCGCCGACGTAGTCTTCGGCAAAGTACGTCGGGTCGCAGTAGTTTTGCGAAACCAAAAGGCCCTCGTCAGAGGCCCCAATCATATCGCCAAACGGTTTGTTGTGGGAAAACACTTTGGTGTCTACGGCAAAAACGACGTTGGCCGCATTCTTAGCAAACACAAAAACGGAGCCGTCTGTAGCATCGAATGCGTCGCTCATCGCCACGCCATCAAATACGCGCTTTGTCAGGACAGGCCGCGCCACGTCAGAAATCGAGTACGTATCAGCGAACGGCTTGGATGTTGTCTTGTATGGCCTGTCTGTTGGGGCCACGTAGTCGGCAAACTCCCGGGTAAACACCCGCACAGCCACAAACACTTCCGTGAAGCTGACTGAGTCATTCAGACTCTTGGCAACCTGCAGTGTCAAGTCATCGACAGTGGTTGCGCCGTCCGCTAACTGCTTGGCGACCGCAAGGGCCACGGCGTCACTGACCACAACGATCTCGGGGACGTACTTGAACTGCCCTGTCGTATCCAAGAAAGCACTGGTGTTGAGCAGGATGTAGGACACATCCACCGCTGGCGTCACGGCGCTGGCACTGGCCCCGGCAAGCGCGGCGCTTACGCTGACTCTGGGCTTTACAACCCGCAGAGACGACGCCGTCGTGTTGCCTGTGACCCGGATTCCCATCAGAAGTCCTCACGCACCTTGAAGCGCAGTGTGTCGTACACGGTCTGAATCTGGCCGTCGGAGAACGTCATCTCGATCTCACCTTCGTAGTCGCCGGGCTCGCCCTGCAGCATCTCTGGAGCAGACGCTGGGTAAAACACGACTTGGCCGTTGGGCCCGTCAGTCACGGAACCCGTCACAGTGGCGGTGAGCGTGGTAGCCCCGGCAGCCCGAAACTTCAGAACGACCGTAGCGCCCGTAAGAACTACCGGTGCGCCGGTGGTGTCATCGGTGATGTTGCACACGAGGGCGGGGCGAGTGTCACCCTGAACCAGTTTGATTTTCTCGGCCATGTCAGTCCTTAGGCAATAGGGCGCTGGCGCACCATCAAGTTGATACCACGGAAGTCGCGGATTCTGGCAGTTGTGATGGCCCGCTCGTAGATGGCCTTCTGGGTTGTAGCCATGGCCACGTCAGTCCACTCTTTGTTCGGGATCATGGCCAGTCGCGCAACGGTGCCGCTCACGAGGGTGTCGGCCCATGTCTCATAAATCCAGTCTTCCACGCCGGAGCCTGTGCGGCTGGGCTTCAGAACGGCGTAGACCTTGAACACCGACCGCTCCTCAGGTACAGGGGCGATGAAGATGCTGCGATCGGCGTTGACCCAGAACTCCCGGGGGTCGCCTTTCTGGCCCAGATTCTGGGTGGCGACCAAGCGCAGGTCCGTGCGGTCAAGTGGCAAGTCGTTGTGAATGACGGAGATCACGTCCTCGACCACGGCGTCAGCATCCAAGTCGTACTCGACGGTGCCGGAGGTGACATAGATCGCGTCGATCTGCTCGCGCCACAGGTACGTGCGGGCGAAGAAGTCTGAGGCCACGATGGCCAGATACTCCTTCATCGTCGCGTTCGGGCAGTCGTTCAGGTGCGGCGACAGCAGCGGAAGAAAGTCATCCCATGTTTTTGCCATTACGCAACTCCCGGCTGCGAGGCAGCGTCAACTTGTTGTTTCGTGCCCAGCGCGTTCTGGAACGCTTGGTAGTGCGCGACGGCCCGCTGCATCATGGCTGTCTGCTCGGCGTCCTTGCTGTACGCACGGTACATCATGTAGTCAAACAGCGCGGTCGCAAAGATGTCGTCGATGCGAATCGTCTCGGCAGTCGTGGGGTCAAACAGCTGGGTGTCAGTGAGCGTGTGCTCGGCGGGCAGCACGGAGTAGATCACCTCCAGACGCGCAGAAGTCGTAGCTGGCGGGTACACCAGAAACTCTTTGGGCGTGCGGGGGTCAAACGTGTACAGCTCGATGGTGGCGGTCGGCGTCTCGGAGTACCAAGAGCGGCGCTGGGTGTCGAGGCTTTTGCGGGATGTCACGTAGATGCTTGACATGTCCGACGTGGGGGCGAGGTTGCGTACAACCTCAACCAACCGGATGGCGTTGGGGAACGACCCGGTGATGTTTTGGCGTGGTCCGGCCACGCAGGTGAACTCGGCGGTCTGGGTGTTGACATCGGGCCGCAACCCGATGGTCTCCTTGTACGCGTCGTTGAGCCAGTACTGCAGCTCGGCAACGGTCCACCGCACAGAGTCTTCGTCCTGCAAGAGCGTCTGTGCCCTCACGATCAGGTCAACAACTTTCACGGTGGCCATGGTCTACCTCACAGTTCAGGCTCTACATCAGCCAATTCTACCGCAGCAGGAGCTTCAGGGGTAGCTTCTGCTTTCTTGGCGCGGGCTGGCTTCGCAGCAGTCTTGGCAGCGGCCTCATCGACAACGGCGTTGGAGTGGGCATTGGCCAAGTCTTGGCCCTCGGGCGTATACACCCATTCGGCACCGTCCATACGGGCCAGAATCACAATCTTGCCGTCAACAACAGCGCGGGCTTTGTTGGACAGAATCTCGCCACCGAGGCGTTCGAGCAATTCGAGGATGTTCATTGTTTCTCCGTTAAATGAAAAAAGGGGCTCCGAAGAGCCCCTTTATTGTGCCACCGATCAGGTAGCCGAGCCAACTTGGGCAATGACCATGGCTTCGGGCTTGACGACCTTGCGGCCATACACAGCCAAACCACGGACGATGTCGCCGAAGTCAGTCTGGTTGCGCAGGGGCTCAGTCTTGTTCACGGTCATGGCGAAAGACGTTGCCGCCTTCGTACCAGCGACCATCAAACGACGGGCCTTGGCGCTAGCCACAGCACCACCAGTGGCGGGGTCGGTCAAACCAGCGACCAGCGCCTTGCCTGCAGCGCCTTTGGGCAACAGGTTGGACACGTACACAGTGAAGCGGTCCAGCATGCCGATCTTGCCACTGCGGATGGTCGACTGGGAGTCGCCAGTGAAGTAGGCTTGAGCGATGTTGGATTGCATCAACAGGTGGCGGTCGAAGGGGCTGATCACCAAGAAGCGACCATCTTCAGGCACGTTCTGCTCGTCCAACACTGTGGACATGCGCAGGATACCCTTCAGCACGTTCTCAGGAGTGGCTTGGTCGATGGGAGCGGTATCAGTGCCCAAGTTGTAGGCAGCAGAGATCGCACCAGCGGTAGCGCCTTCGTTGGCAGCGGCAGGGCCTTCGGTCACGAAACTGTTGAAGAACACTTCGTTTTCGATGGCGATCTTCAGCTGCTTGGCGGCGTCTTCAGTGAACATGTTCATCAAGTTCATGTCGGACTGATAGGCCAGCACGTCGTTGACTTGCACGCCGAAGTACTTGCCCTTGTTCACTTGCATATCTTGGAAGATAGGAGTGGGGACTTCGTACGACAGGGACTGGCCAACGGTGTAGTCGGAGATGCTGATCGAAGGAGCCAGACGGATACGGATGGTATCGCCTTGGTTCTTCAGTTCACCTTCATAGTCGGTGTTGGCGATTTCCGACAACATCGTGTTCTGGTAGAACTTGGCCAGCAACTTGCCAGACCACAGAGTGGGAATGAACGCACCGGAGTACGAGGGGTTGGTGGCAAAGCCACCGGAGACGGGATAAACTGCAGGCATGATGGCCTCCTAAATTAAGACAGGTTGGGGTTCAACGCTGTGTCACTGGTCACGCAACTACGCGACCTTCCATGAACGCAGCATCAATTTCAGCTTCAAGTTTCTTTGCCGCGTCGGTTTGCCCTTTGGTCCCCAAATCTGCAGCCTTGCGGAACATCTTCTCGATGTCCGAGTTGGTGTAGACCTTGCCTTTTGGCGAGGCGCTGGGGGCGCTAGAAGCACCACGATTTGGCTGAAGTTGACGTTCCAGCTCTTCGGTTTTGTCGGTCTTTTGCTCCACGGGTGCAGTGTTCTGCTTGAACAAGGACACGTAGTGTGCAACGCCTTCAGCATCGCCTCGGTTGAACGCTTGCTGTGCAACAGAAGCTCGGGGGGCTCGGAGCAGCGGGTCTACTTCGTTCAGCCAAGCAATCCACTTGGGATCAGCATTGACCACTTCAAAGTCCGGCACCAAACGGTACAGGCGCTGCTCGAAACTTGCTTCGGACACTTGGGTGCCGGTACTGGTCAGCTGCTCGCGCAACTTCTCATTCTCGACCCTCATGGCGTCTAGCTCGCCTCGAAACTCTGCTGCCACTTCGCGGGCAACTTTGCGTTGGACCTCAATGAGGTCGGAACCAAATGCTTCAACATCAGCATCAGTCACCAACTTGGCCGGGGCTGCTGGCTCGACGGGCTTGGTCTCAGCGGCTTTGCGGAGGCTATCCACTTGGGCCTTGAGTTCGCGCATGTCGGCGTGCAGGCGAGGAACTTCGGCGTCGTACATGCCCTTGAGCGTTTTGTACTTCTGCTCCCATTTCTCTTCCGTGACCACGGGTTCGGTCGGTGTCGGCGTTGGCTCGGCAGGCTTGGGCTCAGCTGGCTGAGGCTGTGGGTCTTGGGGAGGCTCTGCTGGCTTCGGGTCAGGGTCTGCGGGTGCAGGGTTCTGGCTCTCTGCGAGCTGCTTTTCCAGTGCTTCCAGTTCTCGTAACTGCGCTTCTACTTGCTTTGGCAATGCCATTCAATTCTCCTTGGGCTCCAACTCTGCTTCAGGCTCCTACTGCGGTCTGCCGTTCACATAATGGTTTGCTCGGATTTACAAAATTCGGATCATTTGATCCGGTCGAAGACCTCGGACGATTTCTCAACCGCCTCGAGGAAATCTGATAAGACCTGAGCCTGACCTTGGAGACGGTACAGTCGGTGCGGTTCTTCTGCCTGCATCAACGAGGCCTTGGTCTCGTCTAGCTTGGTTCGGAACAGCGCCAACAGCGCTTCGTTCTCTTGCAACTTGCAGCGGATCAGCGCTTGCATGTGTTGCCGGTCTGGCTTCATGCCGATGAACGTTTTCATTGTGTGTATTCTATACCAGTGTGTTGGGGGTGTGTCAAGAAAACAACAGGGCAATCAGTTCCTGCTCTGACGGATTGCGAATCGACTTGGGCTTCATGACCACGCTGCGGGTACTGATAGAGCCGACAACTGTGTGCGCGACCGAGGCCGAAATGCGGATGCCGGCAGACGCCGACAACTTTGGCGGTTCGCATGCCACGACCTCAACTGGGTAGCCGCTGAGCGTCTCACCGGTGAACGGGGCGATCGCCGACGCGTGGGGCAGCAACATCTCCCATGTCGAGTACGAAACCGATACGGTGAGCGCGGTGCTGCATGCGGTGTTGGGCTTTTGTTGCGGATTTACAACAGATACCGTGGTGCGGGCGACTGTCGGAGAAATGACACCTGAGACCGGCAGCGGCACAAGGCCGAGCAGGACGCTTGGGAAATCGACGTTCCATCCGAAGTGGGCCTCGGCCACAACGCTCGGGGTCGTGACCATGCGTCGGAATTTTGGCACCCCGCCGGCAGCCTCGCGCTGCACCGTCTGCAGCAGGTGAACGATAGCCGTGGCCGTGGGCAACTGCGAGTAGGAAACCAGCAGCTCCCCGGCAGTACTGCCGGTGACGCCAGCCGCACGCAGGTGCTGAGCAGCCGTGCCGGTGCTCAGTTGCGATATTTCTACAAGCCGTTGCCCGGTTGTGGTCACGCTAGGCTCCCCTTACGGCAGGACTTTGGCCCACACGGCGTCAGCGTTCTGCTCTGCAGTTGGGACGTCGGCAGCCGTGGCCAGTACCGTGGAGGCCTCCATCTCAGCTAGCGTAGGCTTGGTGTCCACAGCGGCGCGCAGTGCGTGCAGGTTGTCTGTGGCTTCCACGAACCCGGTGGTCACGCTGTTGACGTCCGCGTAGAGGTCGTTGACCTTGCTCACCATGGTGGCGAAGTCGGTGTTCTGGCTCTGGGTCAAGCCGCCCGTGGCTTGGTCGTACACGTACCAGCCAAGCGTGTAGTTGCCTTTCAGCATGCTGCAGTCGCGGGCCAGCAGGCTGTTCTTGTCGTAGAAGATCAGCTTGAAACCGCTTGTGCCCGTGAAACGGAACTTGCCTGCAGAGATGTTGCTGGCGATCTTGGTGCCGGTGGCGAAGTCGGCGTTGACCGTGCCGTTCACACACTTCCAGACATCCACGAGGCCGCCCACAGTGCCCTGCACGTTCACAGAGCTGTCGCCGTTCGCGTCTTCCACGTCGATGTTGATCAGCTCGTTGTCGAACGCAGTGAAGGTGCCGCCACCTGTCACGATCTCTTTGATGAACTTGGCATCGGCGTCGTAGCTTGCGGCCTTGATGGTGATGACGTTGCCCAACACCGAGTACACGGCAGGCGCGTCGTCGCGCACCTTGACGCTGAAAGTGCCTTCAATGCTGGTGCCGCTTCGAGTGGCGATCTGGCCCAATTTGATGCCCTGCTCGGTGAGCCGGAACACCGCCGTGCGGTCGTAGCGCTTGGATGGGCCTTCGATGGTGGTGTATGCGGCCACAGTGGCCTGCACCGGCTCGCTGATGCCCACATCGGGGATGTCCACGAAGTCGATGGTGTTGAGGCCAGCGGCCAGCGTGATGGTGCCTTCCACTCGCTGGGTGCCGTACAACTCACGGGCGTACTTTTTGACGAGGCCAACAGAGCCGGGTGGGTAGTACACGGTGTAGTCCGCCGCGCTGCCGGACACGTTGGTCTGGAACAACTCGGTCGCGCTGGTGCTGGGGTGCCACACGCCTGCCACGCCTGCGGTGGTGACGTTTTTGAGCGTCAGGATGGAGGACGACTGCCCGCCTGAAAAATACAGGGCGGTGATCGTGCCGTTGTTGGTAATCGTATTTGCACCAATCTGCAAGTTTCCAGCTCCGGCAGTGATCGTGCCGTTGTTGATGCCAGTCCACCCAACCCAGTTACGCAAGCTGCCCGTTACCACGCAGTCGTCAGGCTGACCTAAGTTTGCGGGTTGATTGCGCTGGTATTGATAGACATCGTAAATGTCCTGCACCGGATGAACACCCGTGCTTGTCCAAATTTTATTGGGAAAGTCGAAGGTGACACCAGTGATGGCCGCTGCGTTGGCAATCACCTTGTCGCTGGTGGGCAGGCTCACATGCACAAATGTGGGGGTTGCATCATTGTTGCCAGCCAATGAAACTAACGTGCTTTGCTTGTCGTAGCCATAGCGGCTTGAGCTAATGACATGGGTTTCAGCGCCTCGCGTCGTGCCCGTGCAAAAGTAGCTGTATGAGGACAAGTTTGTCGTGGCTGTTGTGAAGCCCCACGCAAACACAAATTCACTCGTCGCTGCACCGCCCACGGTTGCAATGGCTTGCTGAGACAGGTCAAACGTGATGTCTGACGTGATGCCCTTGGCGCGAACACCGGCCACGTTTGAGCCGACTGGCTGGTAGTACATAAAGCCATCACTGAGCAGGTTGCCAGCGGTGTCTTGCACCCGAATGGTGATCTGTTTGGAGAACTCCAGCACGTTATGGCGGCCACCCGATGAACTGGAAGACCGCCACGCGATGTTTGTCCCGAGCAGGTTGTTTTTTAGGCGAGTCCATGCGGAACCCAAAAGCACGATCTGAACGCCAGCGTAATACGATGGTAGCACGTAGGTCGTGAGGTAGTCCTCGATGACAATCCGCGAAGCCGTGGGGACGCTTGCCAAATTGATCTCAGGCCCGTCCGTGTCGATGGGGGTGTAGCCCTTGATGCTGAACTGGGGCACGCCAAAGTTAAGCCACACACCGACAAAGGTTTTGTTGGCTTGGAAGTCAATCGAAGCCGTGGTGTTGTCTTGACGCAAACGCGCTTGGCTTGTACCTGTGCCACGAGCGCAAAGAATCCAGCACACATCCCCTTGAGTCGTGATTTTGGAGAAGTTGCCTGAGTCGGTTGTTATCCAGTCAGCGCCATAACGAATACAAGCATCAATGATGGTGAACTTGGCAGGGAAGCTCGCATTGGTGCTGACCAGCCGCATGATCTTTTGGCCGTTTTGCCCAAGCCAATCAAAACCCGGATACGGAAATGGTGCGTTTGCTGCGGCTGCTTTGCGACCGTTGACGATGATTTCACCACCGCTTGCGCTACCACGAACTTCAAATCGGTTGGAGCAAGACCCATCGTTGCGAAGCTGTGCAACCCGTGAGTCCACGGTCAAAGTGCCTTCAATAAAGAAGTCTTGGCCACCCACATCAAAGATTCGATAAAGGTCAGCACGGTTTGTAATGACAATGCCTGTCGCAGCGCCCAGACTCAAATCCATTCTGTCCGTGCCCGTTTGCGTGATACCCGTCTGACAGGTAAACGCTTGGCCTGAGAACGTGCCAAAGGCTGAATCAACTGTCAGCGATGTAGCCGAAGTAATGGCTGTGATTGTCTTGGTCACGCCGCCCACGGTGATCGTGCCAAAAACCCGAGGCTGCGAAGTTGAAGGAGCGCCGCCAATGGCAAAGGCAAAGGCCGTACCGCTGCCAGTTACTGTGGTCGTGCCAGCGCATGAAACTGTGCCCGTTCCCGCTACCGCTGCTGTTCGTGCGAATGTCATCGATCAGCCCTCGAAAAAGGATTCTTTGGTTGCGTCGGCTGTTGGCTCAAACTCAAAACCAAGTGCTTGCGCCACGATGATGTACGCGCCTTCTGCGCTGGCATCCCACGTGCAAGTCATTGTGCCGGAATCATCAAGGCCGGTGTACTTGCTTTCGGCGTCGCTCGTGTACTTGAAAGTGTGCGAGGCGCTGCACGCGAACAGGCCGGACTCGGTCAGCAGTTCGTGCTTGAAGCTGACGGTGTCGAACAGATTGTCCTCCATGCTACGGACGTTGTAGCTGGTGGCTTCGACACGGCCCATGCTGCCGTAGGCAACGACTGGTTTGATGCGTTTGGTGATCATGACTTGACCTCTTTAGGATACACGAATGCGTAGTAGTAAACGTGGCAGAAATAGCCGATGTCTTTGGTGATCCACGTCGGGAAGAATACATCAACTGGATACGCCCCGGTGTCGATGTAGTGCAACGAGCGCACAATCTGAATGGTACACCCAACCGTCATAAACCCGAAGCCCGTTTTGAGCAGCCAGTGCATGTTATCGTTGTCGCCAAGGAAGACCTTGATGATGGCGACGGGCAGGAAGTACGCTGCCGCTACGAGCATTATCCACAACCACACGACGACATTGGCGTCCTTCATGGTGCGGCCCTTCTACGAACAACCTTTTTGGCCGGAGCTTTCTTGGCCGCCGGCGTGGGGTTCACAGCCTTTTCAACCTCGGCCTTTGCTGCCGTAATAGTCTTGGCTGCGGCCACGGTTTCTGTGGCCACCTCAATGATGTCTTTGCCGTCCCATTTATCGAAGAGCATGACGATGGCTTTGACCACCGGGAACGCCAAGATGCCGCACGCGCCTGCAATGGCAAAGGCCACGTTGACGTCGTAGGGACTCATACCCAGCCAAATGGCGATGGCCCCGCCGAATGTCACACTGGTGCCCACCGCTGTGCCGCCGACGATGACTCCGGTGGCCAGCTTACCGTGCCCCGGGAGCGCCGGAGTTCTGCGTATGAACAGAACGAGGATCGAAATCACAAGCGCTGGGACGGCGTAGTACACCTTGGACAGGACGAATCCGCTGGCTGAGGTTGTCGTGGGTTCCATCGGTAGCTCCGCGCTTAAGAAAACGTGATTTGGTCTTCTGCGATGTTAACCGTAAACGGGCCGTTTGTGCTACTGTAATTTGAGCCCCATGAGCCGACAAACAGCACTGTGTTGTCCTGCGAAGCGTCATAAATCATAAAACCGCCAGCAGTGATAGTGGCGTTCTGCCAGACGGCGTTGTCCCATGTGAGGCAGGCTGCGTCGCCCTGAGTCCAAGCCTTGCCGTTGCGCAGCAACTGGCCGCCGGCCTTGTAGCCCTTGCCGTCGACTTCACCGACGGGGGTGTATCGCTTGGTGTTGGGCCCGATGCTGGCTTCGCTGGTGTACAGCGCAATCATGCACTTGTCTTGCGCGACGGTCTCAAGGAAGAGCAGCTTGGCTGCGGTGGCAATGCCTGTGTCAATCATGGTCAGACTCCGTTAGGACGTGGGGACATAGTGTTTGATTCTCTGCCGCCCACAGCGCTCCCGTCCGGGAGCATGTTCTTCGGCTTGCGAATCTTGGTGGCACCGGTGACGTTACCGTCTGCGTCGCGCTTGAATTCTACCTCCATTGGATCGGTCGGGTTCTCCAGTTCCTGCATGGCCATGGCCAGCTGTTCTTGGAGCTGCGCGTTCTGCTGCTGCAACTGCTGCATGGCTGTCAGGGTCGGACGGTCGGGGACAATCCGGTTGACGTTGCCGCTCAGGTTGCGAGCCTGCTCGCGCAGGAGCTCTGCCGCGCCGTCCATGCCGACGATCTGCTGGGCCACTGGGCTGTTGAGCACGACCTGCATGAACTCGTTGCGGCGCACGGCTTCGGCTTCCTTGACCACCAAGCTGGTAGCGCCACGGGCCACGGCCTTGACGTCACCGATCAGGTCTGGGTCTTTGCTGTATCGCAAGTTGTCTTGGTACAAGCGCTCAATGCACGGCACGATGACACTGCGGTCGATGTTGCTGATCACCTGCTTGATGCCCTTGCCGGCGTTGGAAATCAGCATGGACAGGCCAGACGACGTACGGCCAACCCCGGGGCTGCTCTCGCCGGTCATGTAGCGCGGGATCATGGTGTCTTCGTCAGCGCGGGCCGAGAACTTCTCAAACACCGCCATCAACTCTTGCGCGTTGCTGTTGGGCTGGAAGAACGTCAGTGGCTGCGAGCCGTCGTTGAACTCGGAGCTCTGAAACTGCCAGATTTTCCAAGGGTACATCTCGGTGATGTCTTCGCCCGGTGGCAGGCGCGACACGTTCACACCCACCTGAGGGCCGGAGCTGATGCCCATGTTGTTGGCCAAGCTGCGCGCAGCGGCGTTCACCATGTTCTGGGAGTCGCGGCACAAGTCAGCCACGCCCTTGCCCGCCACAGCGCCCGGTACGCGCTCATACGAGGTCACGTAGTACGGCTTGCGGCCCAGCGGGTCGTAGTTCAGCACAGCACGGATCACCGTGGAGCCCACCAGCCACACCTCGCAGGGGTAGCTCAGGTCTGGGTCAGGGATGTCTTTGGCAGACAGGCCCCAGTCCAGCAGGTCTTTACCCTGCACGCTGTCCCACATCTGCAGGGCGTCGATCAGGTCTGTCGTGAAAATCGTCTGGGTGGTGTCCTTGCCCTCGGCAGTCGCCTGCGCGCTGTCGGTCCACAGCCACTCGTTGAGGTTGCCCTGCTCGAATTTGTTGAGCACCGAGCGGATCGCGTCGTCGTTGTACCCGGGCACGCCGATCAGCGCCTGCAGGTCGTCACGAGTCATCTTGTGGCGCTCAACGATGAAGCCATCTTGCACGTCCGAGGACCAAGGGGCCCAGTAGAACATGAACGGATCAACCCGCTCCCACTCGTTACGAATCTCTTCTGTGGGCACCAACTCGCCGTTCTTCCACTCCATGGTCTTGCGTTTGCGCTTGACCGGGCCCTTCAACACAGCGTAAGGAAATGTAACAACGTCATCAAGAAACGCATTCAGCGCATCGGTCCAGCCGCCTTCAACGAGCTGGTCTTCCATTTTCAGCTCCATGCGGTCAACGCGCTCGTTGGCCTCTTCACGCAGTTTACGCATCGCTGCGTCTTTCATCTGCATGGCCGCCTCGCGCAGCTGTGTGGGGTCCGGAGGGGTTAGGCCCTGCTCCATCATCGTCTGCAACTGCTGCTGCATGTTGGCCATCAACTCTTGGATGATCTCAGGCGGCAGTGTCGGCTCTGGCGTAGCCTCAAGGCTCCACGGTTTGTCCGTGCCGGTGCCCAGCAGGGTATCGCGCAGCCAGCTCGTAGCAGCGCGGCATTTGACCGACGTCAGCTGGATGTAAATCTCCGAGCCGCCTTGGCGCTTGATGTCCGCCATTTTGTCAGGATCGTACTCACCGTTGCGCTGGCGCAAGCACTGCAGCATGCGCTCCTCGATCGTCCGTTTGGCTTCACGGGCAGACTCCCAACGCTTGCGTGCGTGAGCGGCAAGGCCCTGAATAACAGGCTGAGCCTGCATGTCAGTGTTGCGTTTCTGCGACTCCCGCTCCAGATCACTGGAACGGGCTACGGGGATGAGTGCGATGCCAGTGGCCATGGGTTAGTCCTGCTTATGCGTGGAGGCACAATTGCCTAATTGTACGCTGCCGTGCAGTCGGGTCAAGTGTACGAGTACCCGGACTTCTTTATCTCCCGCCTGCCGGTCTGCAATCCAGCCCCACGGATGTTCATGTCGATTATGGAATCGGCGTACTGGTTGGCGTCGTGGACGTGGGAGAACTCGTTCTTGTCCGGCTTGTCCTCCATCTCCCCGTTCTTCTTGATTTTGTACCGGTATCCGTACCGGAACCCCTTGATCAACATGGTGCATCCCGGGTCGATGAGGTACATCGCCTTGCCTTCCAACTGCTGCACAAGCAAGCGCTCGACGCCTTGCACCCGCTTCTCCGGGTCGTTCGTCGGAGGTTTCTGGCACTTGAACCCCGCCTGCTTGACGATATCCACCAGCGACACCTCGTTTTGCTGCTGCTTGGCATACCCGGCTGGGTCCGGAGCCACGAGGAACGTGCAGCCCTGCATGTGATTGGCGATGAACGGGTTGAGCTTGGTGCGCAGGAAAGTCTCTATACCCATGTTCTCTGACGTCAGCTCGGCCAGAGTCACCACGCGCCCACGTGGGTCACGCTGCTTGAACACCGCCGCCGGCGTGCGCCCGAAGTCCAACCCGATGATCACCGGGTAGTCTTGGCTCTTGATCGGCTTGATCGACTCCTTGGACACGTGGAACTCGTGCGTGAACGTCTTCTCGTACACCGGGGTGCCCGACAGGCTGCGGCCATACTCCGACCGCAGGTACACGCGCAGCCAGTCCTCCGACTTGCCCGGGATGATGTTCGGGTAGTACTGCTTGGGCAGGTGGTTGTAGTTGTCGCACTCTGGGTTGACCGCCCACTCGACGCCGTCCTTGTCCAGCAGCAGCTCCTCCGGGTCTTCCCCGAACTTCTCAACGTACACCTCGGGCTTGATGATCGCCGCTGGCTGCTTGTGAATCGCCCAGTTCGATGGCGGCTCTTCCATTTTGTTGTGCCACCACGTGTCCTCATCGGGCATGTTGGTGTCGAACAGCGCGCACGACCGGGTGGGCCCGCCGTCCTTGGCCGAGGGGTATCGGTTCAGACGCGACAGCAGGCCGTCCACAACCTCACTGTTGAGCTCTCGGCTCTCGTTACCCCACAGGAACGTGGTCTCCAGCGACAGGGCCTTACGCACGTCATCAGGGGTGTCCAGCGGGATGAAAATCCATTCCGACTCCACCTGCGTGCCATCTGGCAGTTTGGCCATCAGGATGAACGTCTTCTCCACGGCCTTCCAGATACCAGCCTCGCCCGGGGGCAGCCAGTCGAACACCGTCTTTCGGGTCGTCAGTGCCAGCTGGTCCGCCGTGTTACGCACAATGATCGCCCGCGTCTTGCGAACCCCCTTGGCGTTGGGCTTCTGGCCACAGGCCAGCCGCACCAGCTCATGCACGCAAGTGACCGACTTGCCACCGCCCACAGGCCCCGCCAGCACGCGCACGTAGGACTCGTCCAGCATGAAGTTCCGCTGTGTATGTGTGGGTTTGTAGCTGCTCACTTGATCTCCTTGACTTCTGCGTCCAGTGTAACGGGTGTGAAGCCTTGCTGGTTGCTGAGACTGACCGACTGGCCACCGCCCAAGTCAATGCTGATCGTGAACCCGGGCCCTGAGCTGACTGCCTTCTCTTCCTTGGGCTCGAGCCCGGCGGCCTTGATGAGCGTCTTCAGGATGTCGTGTTTCTGGTTCAGGCTCGCATCTGGGCTGGCAGCTTGGACGTACACCTGATCGAGCAGCTCACCGGCCATCCACGCCGCTTTCGCTTTGAACGTGATGCCGTTTTTCTCGTACTCGGAGCGTTTGACCTGAACTTGCAGTTGGAACCACTTCTGGGACTCGAGCTCCTTGAACTGCTCGATGCTCAGGCCATGCCGGGCGGCCACAACTAGGTCATCTTCCATGCCAAGGGCAATGGATGCAACCATTTCATCGCTGATTTGCGGGAACGACAGGGTCTTTGGCTTGTACTCCAGAGGCGTATCGTCCATGTCGTCATCAAGACCCATGTTGAGCCTCCTCTTGTTGCATGTCGGACGTATGTTTTTTGGCTTTTTGGTACGCCAAATGGTACTTTTCCATGGCAATTCGGGTCATTTCAGCCGAGGAAACGCCCTTTTCTAAGGCCATAACACGGTATTTTTCGATCAAATCTTCCGGCAAAAACATGTTGCAGCGCTTCATTTTTGGTCCTTTTCGGCGGTTTTTGGGGTGGTGTGTATGTGTATGGTAAGGCTTTTTTTGTTTTTTGGGGGAATTTTGAGGGGGTGGGGGCTTTGCGGCGTAAAGGTGTGTATACACACAGTTGTAATTCTTGTCGGGCTCGGCGGGAGCGTCGTAAGCATACCGGGGGCCGGGGGGTGGGGGTGGGGGGCCTGTGGGGGGTGCCCGATTATCAAGGATGCCTAGGTTGTAGGGACTCTGGATTATCAAGGTTGCCTACAGTAGAGCGATGATCGCATCGTCTCACCCCGCTAAGTGCAAGCGACTTGTGCCGGTATCAATCACATGACGTAAGTCATCGTGGCTATGCTGGGCAACACGGGCCAAGTGCATGGGGAAAGTGTCCTTTAAAAATCTGCAATCAGGTGTCAGTATGGTGCGGTGACAGCGCCCTGAAATTGACCTGACCTAAGTTCACCGGGTAAGTGTGGGCTGACAAGCATCCGGGGGCATAGTCTCACGGCCAAGCCAAGATACTGCACTGGGGTATCTGTACGGCACTGCGGTATCTGTCGGGGTAAGAGTCCCTGCAGGTAGGGCGGTAGCGGAAAGACGCTACACGGGCAAAGTGTTCGCCGTAAAGGGACACGAGGGTATCAACGTCACCCGGTACAGAAAGACGAGAAAGCCACCCCACGAAACAAAAGCAAAAAGCTGGCCTAACCACCGACATACGGAGTGGAGGGTGCGCGAACACGGGCAGGTTACGTCACAACGTAGCGAAATCCCCTAGTAGGCTATACGGTTTTGCCAAACCAAAACGTGGGGTGGGCTTTTGAGAGCGCATTGCATGGTGTAGTGCGTTCTTTCAAGCTCATTCAATCATTCAACCTCGAAGGAATAATCATGTCCAACCAAATCGCAGTCCAAGAAATGCAAGTGTCGATCTATAACAACGCCGCCAATGGCGGCACGGTCACAATGAATGCCAAGGGTAAGTCCGGCTCGTTTGCCCGTGCCATTGCGTTTGCGAGTCGTGAAGCCCGTCAAAACCTCTCAGCAGGCATGATGCTCAGCCAACTGCAAAACGGCCAGTATCGCCCTCTCGTTGCCGACATTCTTTCGTGTGGCCTGATTCCCAAAGCCAACTTGGATTGGGTGTCTGCTTCCATCCCTGCAACTGGCCCCGTGAACAAAGAGGCATTGATCGGTCTGTGCAAGCAAGTCAAGACCGTGTACGACAACAAGCGCACAAAGAACGGCGACCCCGTGGTGCTCAAGGGTGAGAAGGCTTTCGTCATGGGTTTCGTCCAAGCCATCGTGGCTGATGTGGCCGAGGTCACCATTGACGCTTGATGTTTCGTCCCCTCTGCTCCCTGCGTACGCAGGGAGTGTAGCATGCTTTTTGCCCATGTCAAGCGTGTGTATGTGTAGGTTTTCATAAAATCCAAGGGTTTTGGGCTGGATAGTAGGTTTGGATTTCAAGAAACCCATTAACCATGCGTGTTATATAGATGAAGTCATCCAATTATCCAGAAAGACAATGTTTTTAGAGTTTTCGTATATGGAAAAGGGAGAGGGGGGTCGAGGGTCTTGGGGCTACCCCCTCTACCCCTAAAGTTTCCGCACCCCCTTTTCCAGACTTGGATTATTCGATTAGGGTAAACCCTAACATCGCTGAAACCCGCATGGTTACTGGCTTCCAGAGCATACACACCTAAATTCCTGCTATCCAAGCATGAAATCCAAACGCTCAACATGAGCACAGACACCCACGAATTCCTAAAATCCAAGGGAAAAAGTGCAGAAAAACCACACTTGCGGGTATACTTTATGTATACGCTGACTATACTTCATGTATAATTCAAGTGTGTTCAAAACACACTCCGTAACTACTCCCTGATAGGACCAAAGATGAAATACGTGAACCTCCGCCTCCAAGATGACGAGCATGCCCGAATGGTTGCTATGGCTGAGTCCAAGTTTATGCCTGTGACTTCCATGCTCCGCATGCTGTTCGCCGACCATGAGGCCAAATCAAGGGCGCAGCACTCATCCGCGCCAGCCCCCAAGATGAACAAGCGAGACCAAGCTTTCGCCGAGTACCACAACCTCATGGCCAATTTGCCAGCACAGTGGACGAAGGAGCTGTTTGACTCAACACGCAAAGCCATCAATGACTTGCGAACCCAAGGCGGCAACATCCACCACACAGATATGCCACTGCCTGAGTCCATGGTCAAGTGGAACAACGCACAGCACCCCAATGCGGCAGACCCCAAGTATGCGAGCTGGTCAATTGAACAACTCAGAGCAGAGGTGGATGCTACCGGCAACTCAAGCGCTCAGGCATACCTGACCTTTAAACTTCAACGAGCGGCAGGTGACCTGCAAGACCTCGATTTCCCGGAGGACTGAATGGCCATGAAAACCTTCACACTTCGCCTGCCAGATGACGACCACGCACGACTGATGGCAGCAGCTAGCGCCGCAGGGCTGTCGATGGGTAGCTACCTGATTAAGCTGCTCGATGCAGACACAGGGCACACACGACCTCTCAAGCCAACGAAGGTTGGCCGCAGAGAGCTGGCCTTCGCCAAATACAACGAGCTCATGGCAAACATCCCACCGAAGGACACATGGACTACGCAGATGTTTGTTGACCTGTGCTATCAGATACGACTGCTCAGGTACAGCGGGGGTCAGATACCGCTGGCCGAGATGCCATACCCTGAAGAGTTTCAGGAATGGTACAGGCTACCACCCACATAACAACCAACCCGCCAGCAACCACTGAGCGGGTTTTTTTTTTTTGACCCAAAGGAGCCCCTCATGGCACATACACACCAACATCTCATATACACACCTCGTGATGAGCGCATGGATTTCATGGGCGACGACGAGCCCTTTGTCTTTGAGACTCATACACATACACACGTCAATCCCTTCGAGTCCGATGACCCAGAGGTGGCCTATCACGAATACTTGGCCGAACGATTCAGCCGGTAACCCCCTAAAACCTACACGTACACAAGGTGTGTATTTATCCAAGGAGGAACTCATGAACACACAACAATCAAAAGCCTTGCGATTGGCTGATTGGTTAGTAGACGGAGAACCCTACAATGCAGCGCCTGAAGCAGCCGACGAACTGCGCCGCTTGCACTCAGTCAACGCTGAATTGTTGGCAGAACTCCGTAAAGCGCTGCCCTGTTTGCGAGAGTTTGGCATCGGAAGTCAATTCAAAGACGCCAGCGCCGCCATTGCCAAAGCACAGGAGTAACACATGGCCGTGTCCACATACAACCTCCCCGACAAACCCGACACCAACACACTGACCCTGACCGTACGCCTCCAAGACGTGTATGGGAAACAAACCGTGTACCCGGTGTGTCACGTGGCCAAAACATTTGCAGCACTCACTGGCTGCAAGACGCTCACAGACGAAGCGATCAAGCACACCAAGACTCTTGGCTACACCATCGTGGTCGAGCAACGAACCCTCTAAGGAGAAAACATGACACACATGACACACATGACACACATGACACCAGAGCGCATTGATGCCCTTTGGAAGCAGGCATTCGACAACACCGAGGATGGCGGGAAAACGTCACACCGATTTGCCGCTTTGCTTTTTGCGGAGGCCGCAGCACCTACTGTGCATAAGTCAGTAGCTGAGACTGAAATAGATAGTCCCGCAGGGCATTGCGGGACTATCTATTCAGAGGTATTCCTCCCTGTAGGAACAAAACTCTACACCACACCACCCGCAGCACCTGTGCCGCTGACGGATGACCAGATTTGGCGGCTTTGGTGGTCACGCCACGACGGGTGTTGTGGGCTTGAAGGAAAAAAGCTTGGGGAAATTCCCGTCACAAAAGAAGAGTTTGTTGCCATTGTGCGCTCGGTTTTATCCTACTACGGCATCACAGAGAAAGGCATCAAGATCATGGACAAGATCGGATAACGCCATGGCCGAACCAACCCCACTGGAGGCAGACTACTACCCACGCATCAAACACAACAAGCGCTGGTATCTACTGGTATCTACTGGTGCCTGAGGTCCTCATTCACGAGGGCTGTGCGTTCTACATACCGGATAGCGACGAGCACTGCAAGCTCATTAACGAGAACGGCGGGACAACCGATGAACTGCCAATGTTCAAGCGGCATGACTGCGGGGACCACGGCACCATCTTTCTTGCACCATCCAAGTTTCCTGAGTACCGGGCCCATCTCGTGGCTAAGAAACTGGAAGGTAAGACATGAACACCGGCAAGGTTGAATGGCGGCTAAACAAGAGCTTGGACCATAAATCGTTGGAGTACACAGACCTGTTCATCGACGATGTGTATCAGTCCATATGGCTGGAGCGCGACCGAAACTGCGGCACATGGCAATTCGTAGGGTACAAACCTTCCGGGTCGTACCGTTCGCCGACCGAGGCCACCATGGAAGCGGCCAAGGAGCACGGCACCACATGGATGGTCATCAACAAACTGGAGGGTAAGACGTGAAGCAGCACCCAAGATTCCCCGACCACATAGCGGTCAACCATCAGACACTGCCTAGCGCAGAAGAACGCGTTGCCCTGACAGGTGAAGCAGCTTGGCGTCATGGTGTATGCGTCGAGTGCCCTGAGAGATTGTGCGCCCGTTCAGAAGATGACACGCAGTATGCGCACTGCCTGCTGTCGTCACCAAATGACAACAAGTCCATGGGCGTATGGATGACGCAGACCACGTACGCCATATTCAAACTACACGATGGAAAAGTGAAGGCGCTCAAATGACCAAACACACCACAAGAGGCAGCATACCCTCGGTATGGCAGGACGATGGGTTCGGGACACTGCACCGCATCACATTCGCAGCACTCATTGCCCGCGTTGAGTCTGGGTGGAGAGAGTTGTGAAGCTCGGCCACTACCAGAAGCTGCGGCAACACCCCGACGACCCCAACGTGTGGGAAATAACCACCGATACGCTTAGAAAGATGGGCCACATCGGGTCAGTGTGCCGTGGATGCCCTTACCTGCCGAACCTCGAATGTCCAATTCTGGGAGACGAAAGGTCTTGTCGTTCAGGCACCGTGTGGTACGGCGAACACATCTTGATTGCAAACAAACTGGAGGGAGCATGACCATACAAAAGCAACCATTCCTGTTGGCTGACAACCTCGTTGTTGTGGCCACGCAGATGAAATCAGCAAGCGTCCTACCCGGCGGAAACAGGAACCCAGTCGCTCCAAGTCTATTCATCATGCTTGGGGGTACTGAGCCTGATCATGGAGTTCAAGCCATACCCCCATGCAGTATGTATGTGTACGGGGAGAAAGCCATCGAGGAACTGCAAGCAGCGTGTGCCTTCGCACTACTGCCGAAGGTCGTTAACAAACTGGAGGGAGCATGATCTACTGGAAAATCTGTCTGGCGTGGCTGGTTGTCTACGCCGTGGGCACTGCTGTCCTGCTCATGGATTTGCTTTGGTGGAGGCCGGGATGATTGGCCGAGTCATACATGGCAAGCGCTACTGGATGGTGCCGTCCATACGGGACTCAAAGATAGGTGGTGGCTGCGACCACTGCGTGTTCGATGACCGTGATACAAACGGGTGTACGTTGATTGACGATGCACCGGAAGACGACAAACGCTACGGAGACACGCACCGTACTGGGTGCAATCCACCAGAAAGCAACGACGACTTCATATTCATCAAGCGCACGAAGGCGGCCATGGCCGAGTACATCGCCAAGAAACTGGAGGGCACATGAGATGGGTACCACTTGAAAGCGGCACAAGCTGGTGGCTGGAGAACGCCGAAGGCATCTCACAGGCCTACGTCGTAAAAGTCGAAGACAAGTACCGGCCATTCATCATGCTGGATTCAAAGTACGCTTACTTTGTTGCTGACACGCTCGAGGCGGCGAAAGAACATGTCTTGGTAATGCTTGCCGCAAACAAACTGGAGGGCGCATGAGATGGGATAGCACATACAAA